AACAACGCATTCAACAGTTCCTCTCCTCTCTCCACCACGGCCATGACACCGAACAGTGGCGTACGGAATACATACTTCTCCAACCCTCCCCGAGTCTCCGAGGTGCCCGTACTCAGGCTCAACATATTCCCCAGACCCCTCTGAGAGTATGATCGTGAACGAGGATCACGATGTCCCCATCTGGTCCCTTCGGACTGGTGTGCTCGAAGGGGGTGTAGTTCTCCTCAACGTCCTGTCCTGTCAGATGCAGGCTCTTCCTGCACGACAGGCACTCGACCAGCACTCCCACCGGAGTGTAGTCATCGACCACCAGAATCTGATGGCCAATCTTCTTGCAACTCATCCCATACCTTCCTCCTTTAGGAGTGCTCTGACTCTCTCTTCCCCCGCTATGCGGAGGGCGAACTGAAGTGATCCCCGAAGTCCATCGAGAACCTCCACCGCACATCGCTCTCGCTCTAATGCCGGACGCTCGTCATAGTCCCGGCAGAGCTGGATAATGCGGATGGCTGTCTCAATGGGATTGCCGGAGATGGCGAAGAATGTGTCGATCACTACTCGGTCGCGGCTGACCTTCACATCGCCGCCGACTCCCTTGTGAGTGACCTCCACAGTGCGAGTGAACTTCTCTCCATGCCGCTCTGCTACTTGCGGCAGGAGCAGGGCCATGACTCTCTGCACATCCATGTCTTCCTCCCATTTCTGGAGGCTCCCGGTGACTCTCCTCGGATGTGAGGAGAGAGTGGACACGGTGGGAGTCGAACCCACAGACGACCGGGAGTACGTCAGCCCTATGCGTGCCCAAGTGTGGGGGCCGTTTGGCCCCCACGAGGTACATCTCGAGGCTACTCCTCGACAACGATCCCGACCTCCCGAAGCGCCTGGAGCTGAGCGGGGGTGAACTTGAGCGCGGCGACCTTTTCCTTCGCCATCTTCGGCCGCGCACGCACCCGACCACCACCACGGCCGCCGGCGTACGTATAGGTGTCTGCATACGCCTGCACTTCCTCGGCTCCCTCTTCGAGCCTGTCCCGACACCCACCCTGTACCTTGACGACCCAGGTCTGCCACGCCAGGTCAATCACATCAGCGGGGAAGTTCGCTACGAGGTCGAGCGCGGCGAACTCTTCGAGCGTCTCCGGCTTCCGCTTCGTGGTGACTGTGACTTTCCCCAACTCGGGGCGGGTTCGAGACGATACGGTGAAGCTGTCCTGCTTGGCCATCAGGCCCTCCTTGTTCTAATATGGGGAGAAAATTGGGCGTCTCCCCGGCGCCCACCGTGGATTATCAATATACCATGTCGGAGGTCAGTTGTCAACCCCTCTCATCAAGTTGTGTCTGTAGTCCGAAGATCTCGCGATTCAGAGTTTCAATCTCGTCCTTCAACGCGACGATCTCCTCGTCTCTCTCCTGTACTTCATCCCGCAGATCAGTGTTGACCTGCCGAACATCTTCGACGAGATCCATTATGTCGCAGGATTCTCTGACGAGCTTATCCTGTAGGTCTGCCACCTGATTTGCGATCTCTTCGACACGCCGGGCTGCCGACCTTATCGTATCGAGATCGCCGCAACTATACCTCGCCATCGGATTCCTCCTCCTTCGCCATGTTGATGTGCCTCAGAAGTCCCCACACGTGGTCATTTATGGTGCAGAGTAGAAAGGTAGTCAGATCAGCCCTACCTATGTTCGATAGCACTTCGGTCTCATCATGCTCGAATATTGCGCGCAACGCTTCAACGCCCATCGCGATAGACCTATAGTATGTCTTGCGTTTCATCTTCTCCTCCTAGTTAGACTCACAACGGATCGCCGTCATTCCACCGCCGGGGCGGGGAGGGGCGGCATCCCGGACCACACACCCTTCTCCGACACCTGATGACTAATGCCGTACGTTCCGCGATCCCCACATCTTCTCATCCGCGTCGAGCTTACCCTGCACACTCCTCACCGCATCCTCGTGTGTTATCTCGAGTCCATGCTCGATCATAATGAAGCGAAGGAGAAGGAGAAGGGCAGTCGTCCCACTACAGATGTCAATGATAAACGCTTCGAATATCTCGGACGTCGATGGGTAGTTCCTCCTAACGGTTGCGATGATGTCGGTCATATCCCGAGAGGCGGTGACTAGGTCAGTCTCGATAGCGTCGAGAAGCGCCTCCAGGTTTCGCACTGCTTCGAGTGTCTCCCCGTTGAACTCCTTAGCCAACTTGGCGAACTCTTTCTTGGGTATGTCGTCGACGTAGGCCATCCTAGTACTCCTGATCCACGGGTGTAATGACGGGAGCCAGCCACCGTGACCGGCTCCCCTCGGTGGCTAGCTCCTCACCCACGACCGCCGTGACGGGGAGGTAACTCGGAACCCCGCCCGGACGATATCCAGATACTGCTCGTCAGTGATGGGTGTGAATGGCAGACCGCGCGTCTTGTGCGCGGCGCGATGTCTACCTGTGTTCCTCTTGAAGATAGGCCCCTGAATGCGGGTGAGGAACGGCGCGAGTGGCACTGTTTTGTTCATGTCTTCCTCCCGGTTAGTGTACTGTCTACCACGCGATGAACTGCACCGGACCGTCTATCACCTCAAGGTCCGATGGAACGTCGGGATGAGGCATCGCCTCACCGTCTGCCGCGTACTGAGTGAACCCACCCATACCGTTCTCAACCTCGATCTCGAACGCCGCCGCATGAGGCTCGGAGTATCCCGGACCGAGGCGAATGGTGAGTTCAGACCCTGCGTACTCGAACCTAAACTCATCGCCGGGTTCGAGCTTGTTCAGAATGGTGAGCTTTGGCATTTTCTACCTCCCGGTTCTGGTGTATACCGACGTTCAACAATTGAACATCGGTGGTGGAGCGTAAGTCTGAATATACCCCAATATAACCCATCTGCACCCACTATGCAAGGGGTCTACCCAAAGTCGCCGAAGCCTAACTTCTTCATCACATCCTCTCCACTCTCGACCCTATCCACCGGGAAGCGCAACGATCCATCCGCCTGCCGATCCTCCTTCATATCAACGTAGGCCCGCCATCCGAGGTCGAGGCAACTCTGTTTAAACTTCTCGAGGTCAAACCCGGCGGAGGGGAAGAACTCGAGGATAGCCATATTCCCTCGATACTTACCGAGGTCGGCGAGTGCCATCACTTCATTCCTCCTGCGAGGCGCACTAACTCTCCCACTCTTCGGCCGAATCAGAAGATGATCTTTCTCCAACGTCACTCGGACCTGCCCTCTCAACTCAGCAAACCTCCCATCGAACTCCTCGATGAATACCTCGGCCGACTTCAGAAGTTGAAACATCTTATACTGCTCGTTGGTCAGCCTCTCCGGTGCCACATCGATGTGGAGCTCTTCTCCCTTCTCCACCACCACCAGGAGGATGGCCTCGAGTATCTCCCGATTCGTCCTCACCGTATCGACACTCAGACTATACGCCATGATTATATCTTCGGTTTATGCGTGGAGGTCGGCGTACCGCGAGGCGTGCTTGGCTCCCGCTCATCACGGTCATCCGGCCCAGTGCGTGGATCGCCGCCAACTGACGCGTGTATGGCTGCATCGAGCTCCGGCATCGGATCAGCCGGGCACGTCGATATATGTTCGCCGAGATCGTAGATAATCTTCGGACTAACATAGGAGCCCTTCTTCTGGGATGACGAGGAGAAGTGATAGTTCTTCCGCGCATCGTTATCCGACCACACTTTCCCACACCTATGGCATCTCATAGCTCTCTCCTTTGACACAGATAAATCCCAATTGCCCACTACAACCAATATACCATGTGTCAACCTCCGTTGTCAACCATCGGAGTTAAGTCATACTTATATAGACCGTACACCATACGCCACGAGGCGTACGGTCAACCCCTATACTTTCCCACGGGTTGACAACGTCGGTGTGCCGTGGTTGGAGTCTGAATTTCCAACCACCAACCACCAATCAACTACATATACTACTACTACTAACGCATGTCCCCGGGATGCGGGTATTGGCAATTGGAAAGACAGGGGGGTGGGCATAGAGGGGGGCTTAGATATGTATATAGATAAATATATACTATATATATAGAATATATATAAGATATATATATAGTATATATATAACTATACCTCTATCTTCTCCGCCCTCTCTGCCTACACATCTCGAAACCCAAATGCCAAAACCCGTATACCCGGGGGGTCCATTAGTAGTAGTAGTAGTTGTCGTTGGAACACGAAGGCGAGACGAGGGGAGGCGAGACGAAGAAGCGCCCACGAGTCAAACCCGGGGCGCTTCTCAACTCGGACCAGGGGGAGCAGTAGTTAATTTAACTCTCAGCCTGACTCTGACTGCGGCAGCAGCCGAAGTCGCACTCACCTTCGACGATCTCCCACTCGTGCACACAGACGGCGCGCTTCACTGTCTCCACATCGTGCTTGCGGAGTCTCTCGATTGCACCGAGGATCAGACCCAACGATGTCTCATCGTCGTCATCGAGTGGGTAGCGATCTACATGGATCACTACTGTATACATCTTCGCACCGTCGATGCCAGTGGCCTTCGGTCGGCCTACGTACGCTCTTATCATTCGACGCAGTAGTGTCGCCTCTCCGTCATCCGGAAACACACTCCTCCGACGCGCACACTTCGACAAGGCAGTGTCTCCACACTGCTTACACTCGTACTTAGCCATAACTATCCTCCTAGTCTAGCTCCCACCTGACCCAAGTTGTCAAACATCTAACGATGCCCGTAGGGATTCGAACCCCATTACTACCCCGGCGGCGGCGGGCATGTAGATCAGGACGCGCGGCTCACGTTACGACTAGATGACTGTATTTCCCAGCGACTTGAGATACGCGATCTGTTCGTCACTGAACGCTATAACCTTCGTATCGACCGGCAGATGCGGTTCCGCGACAGGCTTGTTATCCAGCCGCTTCATCAGACAGTCCTGCGCGTGCTCCTTCAACGCCTTGCCCTGTAGGCCGGCCTTCATGGCCTTCCGTAGATCGCCCTGTACGTCTACACGCAGGGTCGACCCGGCGAAAGCCTTGTAGTAGCATGTGCGCTTCCTTGCTTCGAGTGCTTCGTCGTAAGTGGGATAGGTTATGCTTATCTCCACTTCGGGCGAATGTTCGTCCTTCGAGCACTTGAATTTCAGATCCATTGGCATACGAACCTCACATGTGAAAGACCTTGTTTCGTTGACACAAGTATGGCTCGTGTGCCGCGCGCCCCAACCCAAATTGTGAAACAGCCTATGGAGCTTTGGTGTCAAGCTCACCCACAATCCATTGCACGACTCATGCCACAATGCCAAAAAGTGAAGGAAACCCATGTGCGCCTTGCGAAAGCGCTTGCGGCATGAACCTTGCATTGACCATGCAAAAATTGCCGTGAGCCGGCAATGTTTACACACCCCACGAAACCCATTGGGGCGCAAGGCTTCGAGGCGCGTTTCAATGGTGGAAACATACCTTCCCTATGCAATCTTTTCCGAATTCAAGAATCATGCCAAACCTACACAAGTAAATCGTGATTTACTTAACGGCGGACGCCAATGGGTGGCCTTGTGTCGTGGCGCCGTGTTTGATTCTCATTCTCACCTACGACCGCCAATTGAAATGGCTTCGTGACAATTGAATTCGACCCCGGGCAGCCCCCCATCAGGCGAAGGGGGGCGCCCTATGATCCTCACACAAATTTACCGTCTTGAGACTCTAGAGAAAATTTTTCGGAGGAGGTCAAAATAGCCATGCATTTGCACCAGCACGGTATATATTATATCAGGCCGCGGGAGAACATGGACTGTTCGCGGGAGAACATGGGTGAAATTACATCGAGTATACCTCATGTACTCCTAACCTTGACAACGGACCACTGTTCATGTTATATTCCAGGTAGATCGGGGGACTGTTGTTCATTTATTGAACGAGATAGGCGGCCGACGTGGTATGAGAATCCCTGCAGAGATACCTGAGCGTATTGCAGCTCTCGCCGCTGATCGCATCGAGCGCGAAGATAGCCGTCTCGAGTATTTCCTCCTCCTTTGGGGGCCGGGAGAGGATGATGCACTGGTGTTTCATGCGACCGCGCCGCCCGAGGAGATAATTCAGATGCTCACCGAGACTCGGTGGAAATCCGTCGGAGGTCGGGGATGCGATAGAGGTCGGGATGCCAAGTAGAGAGAACTTGAGCTTGCTCCCGCTCCCCGAGGAGAAGGAGAGATCGTGGCAGCCAGACGCGTGGATGCCTCGGCATAACCTCGCAGTTCAACTCCACGCCCTCGGACATACGAATAAAGAGATAGCCCTAATTACGGGGTATACCGAGAATCGCGTCTCGATCATCATCAACGATCCGCGGGCGAGGGAGATCATACAGGATACGCTCGCGAGTATCTCGGGGAATATCACCGATCTCCACACCCGCCTTAAGATACATGCCGTCGAGGCCCTCGATGAGATCGTGAATGAACTCCGGCATTCGAGAGATGAGAGGGTTAAGCAGAAAGCCGCCTTCGGTCTTCTCGACCGGGCAGGGTACACCCCGGTGCATAAGCAAGTCATAATCGGGGCATCTATATCGGAGGTGGTCGCCAAGAGGATGGAAGCGGCGCAAGCCAAACTAGAGGCTATTGACGCCGAGTACCTGGTGGTAGAGGCAGATACGAATGGAGACAGCGGCCAATCCCATTCCTAGCCCCAGCGTACCTGCAGGGGCAGATGAGAAACTTCGGCAACGGATGCGTGCGTCCGCCAAGAAGGATCTCTTTTACCTCGCCACGGTTGTCCTGGGGTATGAAGACCTCACCCCACATACACATGGGGCGCTCTGTCGCTTCCTGACGCAAGCCCGATATGCCCGGCGTATGATCCTCATGCCGCGGACCCACTTCAAGACAACTCTCGCTATCGTCGCTCATTCGATTCAACTTATCCTCGAGAATCCGAATATCCGCATTCTGATAGTGGGGGATAATGAGAAGAACACCCAACTGACGTTAGGGGAGATCTCCTCCCATTTCAAGTATAATGAACTCCTCCAATGGTTATTCCCCGAGCTTATCCCCGATAATTTCAATAAAGTGCGGTGGAATGTAGAGGAGATCGAGGTGGTTAGGACCCGGCGATGGAAGGAGGCTACCGTGACGGCGGCGGGCGCTTTCGGAGGCGTCGAGTCCAAGCATTATGACGTTATCAAAGCCGATGACCTTGTAGTCGAGAAGCATATCCACTCGAACACCGAGTTGGATAAGCTGAATAAGTGGGTCGGGGGTCTCGAGCCTCTCCTCATCAAGGAGGAAGATCAGATCGACTTCATTGGCTCGAGGAAGCGTAAAGGGGATACCTACGAACACATCCTCAAGTTCTACGAGGGAGATGGTACTCGGGTGGCGCTCGGGCCCTACGCGGAACTTCGAGGAGATATCGCCGTCTTCTCCCGTTCAATCGTAGAGAACAACGCCCCGATATTCCCCGAGCGGTTCGGTTGGAAGTTTATTCGGCGGATGATGAAGAATGACCCCGAGCGCTATCACGCACAGTTGGCGAACGATCCGAAGGCATCGGGGTTGAATTACTTCAACGACCAGGATCTCCGCTACTTCAGATTGGATGAAGATAGTCACATAGTAACCCCGGAAGGGGAGCGTATCTCCATATGGGATTTGGAGAGGATCATCCTATATGATCCGTCGGTGGCTGAGAAGACTAGCTCCTCCCAACAGGCGATTATAGTCGCCGCCAAGGGAAGTGATCCTCGCAGATTCATCCTCGAAGCCCTCATCGGGCATTTCTCCCCGACGGATGCCATCGACCTCCTATACGATCTCAACGAGCGTTTCATGCCGGCGTTCATATCTATCGAGAGCCGAGGCTTCCAGGGATGGGTGAAGTATGCCCTCGAGGAGATATCTGAGGCCCGAGGGCTCCCCTCACTCCCGTTAATCGAGTGGCCCCCGGAAGGGGCGATGAAGGGGAACTGGGCGAAGAAAGAGCATATTCGCGGTCTCCAACCCATCGTCAAGAGACATATGTTGTGGGTGCAAGAGGAGCAACTAGAGCTCATCGAGCAGATCGGATACTATCCGAATGTGCGATGGGATGATGGTCTTGATGCTCTGGCGCAAGGTCTGGATTATTGGCCCTACGTTGAGGATGCAGAGGCGAGGAGTGCGAGGATCTCCAGTGAGGACCGTTGGTTGGCTCAGGTGGCGGGAGATCGGTTTGCGAAGCCAGATAGAGAGTGGGATGAGGAGAAGTTTCTGCGGAGGTTCACTCACACCGGGTACGGGTTGAAATGAACGATGATCCGAATCCTCTTCGCCGTCTCATAGCGGCGTTGACCGGGGCGCAGAAGTATGCCGCCGGTCCCTCTCAGGCCACCCCTCCTGATATTATGGCCATCTTGGGCATGTTGGATGAGGGGCAGAGGTTCGCCGCCGGTCCGACAGCGGGCACCCCGGATATGGCAGGTCTGATGGATCTGCTTCGGGGCGCCGACGTTGAAGCGGAGATCGGTATGCCCGTCACCCGAGGGGAGGTTCCGGACTATCTCAGCCCAGCTCAGTTCAAGTTCATCGCGAACTTCATGCGGGGTGGGAGGTTCCGCCCGACGCACTTCGCCGCCGGACCTGGCTCGAAGGACTTCTGGACGGGGATGAAGACCGCCACCACCGAGGATATAGTTTCGCTCCTACGGCAGGTCGACAAGACCGGGGCCAAGGGGGCGGAGGCGACAGACTGGACCGCCTCGCTTGTGATGCGCAAAGGCCTCGGAGAGGAATTGGCGAAACGGGCTGGCGCCGGTGATGAGTTGGCTGCCACCGTGCATAAAGGGATGCGGCTGGGGGAGACGATGACGCCTCCCGCAGAGGACCTAGCTCGGCTGTTCTCCCCAGGCGTACCCACGGTCAATCCTCCCACGATGGCCCCCCGAGGGTCAGTTGAGAAGATGGCGGGATTGAAGGGGAAGGAGATGATCGCCGCCGGACGGCTTGGGCCGTCGGCGCCTTCGCCGTCGAAGATTGAATCTGTCAAAGGAACTGGAGCCACAGTAAAAAACTTTGACGCTTTGCTCGATCATGTGAGAACTTTCAAAACTGAAGCAAGTATAGAGTTAGCTGTCAACAATGCTCTCCGGCTTCCTCACGCCTTGACTAAGGCGTCTGTAGATGATATATTAGGACTACATAAGAAGAGCCAAAGTCTTCGGTTTCCTGAGGGAATACCTTCGGAGACAGATTTTAAACTCCTATATCAAACATATCTCCAACGTGCAGTAGTTCAACGAGTACTGGCAGGAGATAAAGAAATTATCTCGGCATTACAATCGGACAAGCTCAGGAGTTTAGTCGGTCAGAATCTTCACAAGCCTAATATAGATCCAGAATGGCTCACCAAATTGTTGGGGCATTTAGATAAAGGTATTGCAGATATTCTCACTAGGCTAATGACGTCTTGGTCATAAATAGAGAGGGTGATGATAACATCAAGAGACATATCCACCGCGGTCACCACCAGCCGGCTCGACCACTCGGCGTTATGCACTGCATTCCGCCTCGTTCTCCCGGTGCTCCGGAGCATCCGATATAACTCTGGCGGATGGAAGTTCTGGGTTCGCCCTGTGTTGAGCGGGTTGATCGCGGCGATTGAAGCCTATGTGGAGGAATCGTGTCACTAGCTCGCATCTCCTCCCCGCTTGTGAATCGCGACGTTCTCGGCAGGCCGAGGCGCAGCGAAGGCCCTTGCACCCGCACTTCTTCTCGATGTAGTGATGCGAGTAACATGAAGCGGATGACCCGGGAGTGTTGCCTCTCCCACATATACGAGATGACGGCGGCGATCCTCGAGGTATTCGCCGACCTCGGCATATGTTGGTGGGGAGACTACGGCACGCTGCTCGGCGCTGCTCGTCATCAGGCCATCATCCCGTGGGATAAGGACGGCGATCTCGGTGCCCTTCACGCCGACCTCGATCGGATACTCTTGGCGCGGGATGCCCTGAATGACCGAGGCTATTTCGCCACGTATTGGACACGTCGGGAGCGCATGAAAGTGCGTCTCTCTCAGTTAAACCATACGAACGTAGATGTATTCCTCTGGCGGGAACGTCCCGATGGGACACTCTACCGTAAGACATATGCGGCGTGTGATCGGTTCAAAGGGAGAGAGTTCCCTCGGGAGTGGCTCGAACCCTTCGTCGAGCTTCCCTTCGGTGAGTTGATGTTGCAGGTGCCGGCAGAGTGGGAGAAACTTCTCGATTGGCGTTACGGGGACTGGCAAACTCCCCTACACAAGAACAACGATGGTGTTGTGAGATGAAGATCCTCGGGCTGAATCTCTGCGGGAAACTGAATGTGGGAGATGCGAACTGCTCCCCATTGCAGTACTTCAAGTTCTCTGGGGAGATAGACATGCTCGATATAGACGAGACGGAGATCATCCGTAACTATGAGCCTGATCTTGTGATCTTCGGTGGGGCCAGTTGGCCTAAGCGGGCAGAGGTGTGGGCAGAGTTCTTCGCCGATGTTCCAAAGATCGGTTGGGGAATCGGATGGACGAAGAAGAAGTCCATCTCTCTCCTCCCTCCGAAGGCGCACGTTAAGCTCTCTCGAAAGTTCATCATGTATGGACATCGAGACTGGGGATGTGTCGGGGAATACCTCCCATGTGTGTCGTGTATGTCAGAACTATTTGACGTGCATAGGAGAATAGAGCGTCCATACGTGTTCTTCGATCGTTGGCCTGACGGCCCCCTAGCGGGGTATGAGCCGAGGATGTTGAACACAACTCGGGACATGGGAGAGATTCTCGACTTCCTCGGATCAGGACGGGTAGTCGTGACGACTGCCTATCATGGAGCATACTGGGGGACTCTACTGAAGCGACCCGTCGTGGTGGTTAACCCATATAGTAGTAAACTCTACCACTTCAAATACCCTCCGGTTGTTATGCCGAGAGAGTGGGACGAGGAGGTAGGGAGTAGACAGGTAACTAGCTATCCTTCGGCTCTCGATGACGCTCGCGGGAGGAATGTTTCATTCTATTGCCGGGTGACGCAGTGGATACGAGCGAACCTAAACTGATCTACACCGCAGGCATCTGGGATTGGATGCACGAAGGCCATCTGAATATTCTCCGAAGGTCGAAGGCTCTCGGCACTCATTTGATAGTGGGTGTGGTGTCTGACGACGGCGCCGAGGCATACAAGCGCCGCCCGGTGCAACATGAACTAACTCGCCTGCAAGTGGTGGCAGCGGTAAAGTATGTGGATGCCGTAGTTCTCCAACCCACCACTGACCCCACTCCCATACTGGAGTGGTTGCGTCCTGCCGTGATGACGCACGGCGACGACTGGGATCGTCTCCTCGAGGGCAACGAGACACTGAAGGCGATGGGAATCGAATTCGTCCTAATCCCCTACACCCACGGGGTTAGCTCGACCGAAACCCTTCAACGGATGGCTGAACGACACATGGATGACGTTCAATAATTGAACGTCTGGGTTGGAGAGTTTCTGACACCGTTCTCCTCCAACCGAGCCGAAACGGGAAGGGTGGTCCAGAAGGCCCTGAACTTCCAGATCGCCGCCGTTACACATCAGCGGCAAAAAAATCGTGAGAGTTGGAATCCCCGAACCGAGCTTACCGAGCTAGATCGTCAGGGCGATCCGGCTCGGGATTCCAAGGAGGAAGTCATGGCGTTTAGGAAAGATTTCAAAGACCCTGGTGATACGGCCATCCCTGGACGTCGGATGCCTCCGCCAGACACTAGCAAGGGGCCTATCCCTCCGCAGCCGAGAACACCGCCGAGGATAGTCCCACAGAAGCCCACTGCTCCTCTCGGGCCGGATAAGCAGAAGGAGAGATAGATGTCAATACAACTTGGCATTCTCATCGATCTCCTCAAAGCAGAGTTAGTAGCTCTTGGGGGAGAGATGATCACGGTCGGGAATACTGCGGTGGGACTAACTCCTGCGGCATACGCCGGAGCAGACTTGGCTATAGTATCTGTCGAGGATGCTCCGATCAGGTATTGGGAACACGGTGCTAATCCTACTGCTACCGTAGGGCAACTAGTAGATTTCGATGAGAGATTCCCTCTTCTCTCTCCTGCAATTCTAGTCGGATTCAGAGCTATCCGCGCATCGGGCAGCGATAGCAGCATAGCAGTCACATACTACCGGAAGGGCTAACATGACAACGACCAGAATCGCCTCACAACGCGCTGCCCAACACTGGGTGGATAACGCAGACCTTCGCATGGGCATCCTTGTGGGGTATTCGGACACGGCCTCCGAGTGGCACGACGAGGCCACCGCACTCGCAATCGAGTACATGGACGAACTCGCGGACGATCTACACGGCGACGACCCGCGTGTCGCGCTCTCCATCGATACGGTCACGATCGACGTGCCTGAGAACCGAAGTGAGATCCGCATCAACCAGACCAACTTCCCGAACCTCGACCCCGACATCTTTGCCGGTGTGACGATCGGGGACGACTCAACGGCGCTGTCTGGCCCTCCGGACACGTTCGCGGCCACCGATCTCTACAAGATCATATGTATCCCAGGCGCAGGCGATGGCACTGACCACTACTGCGAAATAACCGCAGTCACCGATGACGAGAACGTGGTCGTGACGCCCGGCACTCCGGTCGGCGGCGGCGCAGGCCCGGTCGATGCAAGGGTCGCCATCTCGGGTTTCGTGATCTACGAACATCTCGGCGCTGACGACAGCGCGAACCCGGTTATGAAGCTCGTTGATGCCCGTCCGATCACACCGGACCTCGGACTGTTCCCGAACGGCGCGACGCTGATCGTGACTCAGGGCACCGACGGTGTGTGGCACTACCGGCTCGTGTTGGCTGGCCCGTAAGGGAGGCTAGGTCATGAGCTTCGTCCCTCGCCGTATGGTGAGCATCGGGCACGGTGAGCCCCAGTTCGGGCTGTTCCCGCCGATTGTGCCGCCTGACCCGGACCCCGATCCCGGTGAGCCGGGGCAGTACGATTATCTTGCGCCGATCTATGACCTACCGGCAGGGATGACGTACAACCCGGACACAGGGTTCGTGGTTGGCACGGTGATGGATACAACCTACGACCCGCCAAGCACGACCGTCACATTAACCGACCAAGGCAGTCGTTCCGCGAACGCGGCGGCACTCGCTTCGGCCATAACCACTGCCGCTGCTGGCGGTACAGGCACCCGCATCAGGCTTGCTGCTGGTGCTGACTACGGCGGCAACTATAGCCTGCCAGCCAACAACTCCACCGGCTGGATATACATTGAGTCGGACGCGCTTGCGGAGATGCCGGCGGGTACGCGGGTCACGCCTGATGATCTGGAGCATATGCCGCTGATGTACATGACGGCGGTGAATACTCCCGTATTCACCTTTGGCGACCCGACGGCGACAGGTCGGAGTCGATACAGGTTCGTTGGGCTGGCGTTTACCTTCGCACCGTCCGGTGTTTCGTGGAATACCATAGCGCAGACAGTGGACAATTCGGCGGGCGGCTTCGTCAGTTCCACGCTCAACCGCGAAGACGCGGCCGAGATGGTGTCGGACATCGTGGTGGATCGCTGCTACTTCCACGGCGGGCCGCTTGACGCCAACCGTAACTGTCGCCGGTTCGTGTTCCTGAACGGATCGTACATCGCCATGATAGACTCGTTCCTTGAGGACAGCTTCTGGCGCGGCTCGGACGGCCAGTGCTTCCTCGCCACCTGCGGGGCCGGGCCGTACAAGGTCGTGAACAACTACCTTGCGGCGGCAGCGCAGGGTGAGAACATCATGTTCGGTGGATCGTCAAATCACATTGTCTGCTCGGACATCGAGTTGCAACGGAACCACTTCGACATGCCGCGCCGCTATCATGACGCTATCGTGGATGGCGTGCTAGGCGGGCAGAAAAACCTGTTCGAGACGAAGCAGGGCATCCGCTTGTTGATGCAGGGCAACCTGTTCACCAACTACCGCAGCGATGCCATTGGCTCTCAGTTCTTCCCGATTGGCCTCAAGTCGAGCGATGACAGCGGCGGCGACTGGCCGAACACGGACACGCGGGACGTGACCTGGCGCCTGAACGAGTTGAGGGATTGCGGTGGCACGAGCTACTATTTCTCGTGGATTCGCGGCTTCGGCATTCAGTTCGACGGCTGTGACCTGACCTGCAACCGCCAACTAATACCGTCCTACGTCAGCGGCACACAACGGTCCTTCTCGATGCAGTTCAACCTTATCACACGCCTTCGCCTGCTGCACAATACCTTCTGGGCGCACACAGCCGAAGCTGGCGAATACGCCACGGCGATCCTTGATACGTCGGGGCCGAGTGAACCGCTTGAGGGTTATCAGATACTTGATAACATCTTCGCCATAGCCGACTTCATGTACGCGAATTACTGGTTCGCGGTGGACAGCGGCAGCAATGGGTTAACCGGGTGGGAGTCGGTCGCAGACGAGGATTGCGTCTTTGAACACAACGTCGTCACGCGCACCACGTCTTTGCCCGCGAACAATACCAGCATCGCGTCAATAGCGACGGCGGAACTTGAGGGCGCACGTTTGGAGCTAGGCGAGGAATCGCCATGCCTCGGCGTGGCACGCGAGGGACGCGATCCCGGTGCGGTACATTCATTGATCGACGCGGCGCTCGTCGGTGTCGAACATGAGTACGACTATGACCCGCCAGAGTAGGAGGTAGGGATGGCAACGGAAGTTGTTTGTATTGTAGATACCGACGGCGAGATAGATGTCGATTGCGACTACCTCACTCTCGCGGCGGCGATAGCGGGCGAGTCGGGTGTTAGTCCCAAGGTTGTCACAGGCGCTGACCTTGTAGACAATGATGAGCAACTGACGATTCAATGTCGGGCGAGCGATGGGACGGTGGATTCGGCACACGTCACTGTCGCAGGATTCACGACGGATGCGGATTGTTACGTCAAAATCACGTCAGTTGGAGCGCACCGGCACACGGGCGAGTGGAGCGATTTGCTCTATCGGCTTGCGGTGAACGATGTGGATGGTGCCATTCAAGTTGCGGGTGTCCGCACTGTCATAGAAGGGCTGCAAATTCGTAGCACAAACTCTTATCGTCATGGTGTGAAGGTGACCGACGCCGGCCGCGTGGTAACGATTGACGGCTGCATTCTACTCGGCCCCGGCGGCACCGATGGCGCGCAGGCGATCAATATCCAGGGGCACGCGGACCAGGTTATCACCGTTCGTAACTCCATAATCGACAACTTCGCGCGTGGCTTCGGTCGCACGAACGTCGTGGCAAGCACGTGGAATTTGTACGCGAATACCGTGGTAAACTGCACCGAGTATGGCATAGGGCAAATCTCCTACGTCGGCACGATTAACGCGCGCAACAATATCGTCGTCGGTAGCGGCGACGACGACTTTGATCTGTCGGACATTACAACGCTCAACGCAACACACAACATCTCCAGCGACGACACCGCGCCGGGGACAGACTATGTGCGTGGCGCGCTTATCAAGTCCGCCGAGACGGACACGCTGACCGCCGCGCAGAAGGTCATCGACGATGCTCCGTGGGTGATCTTCACCGACCCGGCGGCGGGCGACTACAGCCTGCACTCTGAGGACGACGGCGGCGAGCTAAACGACGCCGTTGACGCCGGCACGGACCTGAGCGCCGTCATGGACTCGGTGGACATCATCGGCACTGAGCGGCCACAGGGCGACGAGTGGGACATCGGCGCGTTTGAGGCGCTGGGTGAGCCTGGACCTGATCCCGAGCCCCAGACCGAGTTCTTCCCGCAAGGCTGCCCACAGACCGGCGGCTGGACGGACCAACTCGATAGCGACACGCCTGCCGATCTCGTGGCCGCAGTTGTTGACGATGATGACGACACCTTCATCCAGAGCACCTTCGATCCTGAGCACGAGGAATGCGTGTTCAAGCTCGAAAATCTGCGGGTGCCCGAGAGCGCGAACGACCGCTATCGTATCAGAGTCCGCATGAAGGCTGAGGCGGACAACGGCATGACGCCGGTCATCTGGACTGTCGCTCTCGTCGAGGATTGGGGTGAGATCGGTGAGTCCTATGTCGCGATTGACGCGAACGAGACGACGAACCCTGACTTCTTCGTCGTGACGCTCACGTTGACATCCGAGCAGATGCAGGCGGTCGGTGATTGGGACAACCTCTATCTCGTCATCGAAGCCGATACGGGGACATAAGGAGTAACGATGGCAACCAAACTGATAGTATCAAGGGCGTCTCTTGAGTTCTTCGAGTGGGCCGAGGGCGGGCATCAGGTTATCCCGGTCGTCGAGCTTCGGGACCACTCGGGCTGGTGGGACCACGACGATAGCGACCTGCCCGCCGATCTCGTCGCGGCTGTGGACTTCGGGGAAGGACATACGGACGAGGAGTACATCAAGTCCGTGGAAGGCCCCGACGGTATCGAGGGCGACCCGCCCAACTGGGCCGTGTTCAAGCTCGGGGAGATGCTGCCGCCGGGCGAGGGCCACCCGCTCTCGGTTCGTGTCCGGTGCTACGCCAGTGACGACGATTCACCGCTCCGCTTGACCGCTCGGCTCTACGAGGGGTTCGTGGACATAGACAACATGGGCACTCCACGGTCGGACGACACATACATCGACCGGGGCGACCCGTCGTACTCGTTGCCCCTAGTGCCGGACACCTTCACCATCGCGTTCTCGAACGTGGATTATGAAGGTGTGGAAGACTGGGATGATCTCTATGTCCTGATAACTGCGGGCATTGCTTGGGTGTGAGGTGAGACATGGCTCGTGCCATCATCACAGGGCTAGAATTACTTTCTGAGCCGGTGCGGGCGCGTGTAATCGTCACCGGCTTGGAAGTACATGTCGGTGAGTCAGAGCCACTACACTTCCAACTTCCCGATGTTGGGGCTTTCGAGTTCGACGGTCTAGGGTTGGAAGGGGAGATCGAGGACGCTCCTGAGACCCGCGTCATCATAACAGGGTTGGAAGTCCTGTCCGGCGATCTGGATGCACAACTCTTCGTCCTGCCCGATGTCGGAGTGTTCGAGTTCGACGGCGGGATGCTCACGGCAGAACTTGAAGAGCCAGAGGCGATCGAAACCCGCGTCATCATAACGGGCCTAGAGGTTCTTGCTGCGGAAGTAGAAGTCGAGCCGCTCGAATACCAGTTGCCCGCTGAGGACGTAGGTGAGTTCGAGTTCGACGGTGGTGGCTTCCTTGGGTACATCACCGAGTCTGATCCCTCGGACGCCCAGGAGTTCGTGCTTCCCGACGTGGGCGCGTTCGATTTCGTGGGGATGGACGTTGAAGCCGAACTCGAACCGACGATCTTCTACCAACTCACCGACGTTGGCGAGATCCTCTTCGTCGGCATGGACGACATCGAGGGCTACATCCCGGCGATTCAAGAGCATGAGCTGGGGGACGAGGGCGTCTTCGAGTTCACTGGTCTGGAGATGGAGGGCGACATTCCCCCGATCCAAGAACACACGCTGGTCGGCGAGGGGGTGTTCGAGTTCACTGGCCTGGACCTAACTGGTCGCCTGCGCACCGCTCGTAAGCGTGTTCTCCATCCGCTTATGATATTCGTAGGTAAACCTCTGATCCTTAACCGATATTGGCATAAACTGTGGAAGGAAAGATGAGCTACGTGCCTGAGATGCAGGGTCGAGAGCTCGGCTCTAACGATGAAGGTAAAGCGGCTCGTCTCCGTAAAACCGAGCCGATAGGGATTGATCTGGAACCTAATCAGTTGGTCCGATCGGTCCGGCAGATTCCCACAGAACTCTGGGGAGCGATAGCGGATGAAATCCTATTCTTCCTACAGGATGAACTCCAAGCCGCACATAACGAACGTCAGGAGTTCGTTCAGAAGATCGCACGTTGGAAGATAGCCTACCGTGCGCCGCTCCCCACTGAGCCCAAGCACTTCCCTATCTGGAACGCTGCCAACTCGACCTATCCGTTGATTAAGGAGACGGTCAACACTATGGCGGCGCAGATAGCTCAGTCCACCCTCGTAGTCCGCCCTCGTTGGGTGTTGAAGGACTTGGCTGCAGAGTGGAAACCCTTCGTCGATCCTATTGAGAACTTCCTAGACATCGCAGCCGACCGCGACATGGATCTGAAGAAAGTAGCCGTACCTTGGTTGATCGAAGGGGCTAAGCTAGGCACGTCTATGCTCGAAGTCGGATACGATGTCGACGTCCGTCGCATATATAAATACACGCCCGACGGACGAGACGCCTACCCTTCGAGGATAGTGCATCGCGACGGTCCTCGTGCTCTCCACTTCCCGTTGCAGGATTTCTGGATCAGGTTCGGAGAAACCAACGAGCAGGAAGCCAGATGGTGTGCCCGTCGTATGTTGCTCACCGAGCATGAACTACGCGAGGCCGCAGCACAAGGGAAACTATTCAACCTCAAATCGCTGGAGGGGAGACAGATAACCTCCCGCGATCGTGCTGTTCGCATCGACGAGGACATCGAGAAGACTCGCCCAGGTAGCCAGGATCTCTGGGAAATCTTCAAGGTTTGGGTATCTTGGGACATAGACGGCGATGGCACGAGAGAGGAACTGCTTCTATACTTCTCTCGTGATGCTCTCTCATTCCTATCGAAGAAGTTCAACCCATACTGGCATGGGCGTCGTCCCTACGTCCCATTCAGATACTTCCCGGTCGAGCATAGGTTCTACGGTGAAGGTCTATGTGAAATGCTGGAGGGCCTCCAGATAGGCATAACTGACATGCACAATCGCCGGGCGGACAATCACACCCTGGCGAATGCGGCGATGATTATCAAGAGGAAGATGTCTAAAGGCCTCCTCCCGGGTGATCCACTATACGCAGGGAAAATAATCGAGACCGCAGACATCTGGAACGACATACGAGAATTCCGCCTCTCTGAGCCATACCAGAGCACAGTACAAGAAGAAGCAATCCTGAGGCAGATCGCTGACAATCTCGCTGGCATGAGTGATGCACAGCGTGGTTCAGCTATGCCAGTTACTCGCACCACAGCGTCTGCTCAGATCGCTCTTCTCCAGGAGCAAGCGAAGCGGGTAGACCTAACCGTGCAGGCGGCGCGAGAAGCTCTCGATTCTATCGGACTATACACCGTAAATCTCTACTATCAGTTCGGCACCAACGGTAAAGCTATCGAGTGGCTCGGCGAACGCGGACGTATAGTCGAAGCAGTCTTCCGTCTACCCAAGCGGGTGGTAGAAATCGGCCATGCACTGAGAGTCTCCACCCCGACGTCTCTACAAAATCGTCAGGTTAAGCGAGAGAATGCCATAGCTCTCTTCAACCTCTTAGTGCAAATGTACGAGCGAATAATGCCATTTGCACAGTTACTCTCACCTGAACAACTACCTGAGGTGGCTCATGCGATGGTTCGCTCTGCTAATCGTTTCATGCAGGATGTCCTGGAGACGTTTGAAGTTACGGATGCTGAGGATGTTCTCGCGGGTCTCGCAGTCCTCGAGAAAGTCCTACCTGCACCAGAAGACCTTGGAGGAATGGACGCTTTCCGAAGAGCAACGGAAAGCTCTCAGATCATTGACAAGATCGGCAGGCTGGAGGATCTATATAGAGAGGCTGCAGCTTCTCGAGGAGGAGTCGAGAGACTTCTTGGAGAGGGCGCAGACGGAGCCCGAATGGCGACACGCCAAGGGGTTCCTGGACGGAGTACGCCAGGTACAGGGCCTGGTGGAGGTACTCATTTCCGTAGCGGAGGAGGGAGGTAGAGACAGATGGATAACGTCCCAGATAACCCAGGTGCAGCAGGAGACGGAGGAACTGGAACGGCTCCTACTGGAGGACAGCAGACGAGCGGAGGTGAGACTGTAACCCACGGTGGTTCAGTCCTGCCTATAGACGCTCTACCGGAGCAGTTGCGGGGTCTCCCGTTGAACCAGATCAAGTATCTGCTCACCAACATGGTCAGTGCAACGCAGAACACTGCGAAGGAGAATCGAGAGTTGAAGCAGAAACTCGAAGAACTGTCGAAGTCTTCTCCTAAGGGAAAGACATCCAGGCGTGAGCCGGACGAGGAGGGGGACGATTCAGATGAGAAGCCCTTGGAGGAGTTGATTCTCGAGAATCCTGAGGAGGCAATCTCTAGAGTCATCGAGAAGCGATTCGGTAAGGACATCTCTCAATTCCGCGAGGGGTTCGGTGAGAGTGTGATGCACTCTGTGCGCGCAGAGATTCCCGACTTCCGCGAGCATGAGGATGCAGTGAGGGAGATTCTCGTCGAGTCCAGGACTCCCATGACTAGGGAGAATGTGATGGGGGCGTACCTGATGGCTCTCGGCCAGCAGCAGTTCACGTCACGCCGTCAAGCTATGCTAGAGGCGGAGAAGATGGAGAAGGGGCGGAGTGACGCAGACGACACCAAGCCCAAGAGGACACTGAGTTCATTGCAAAAGGAAGTGGCGCGCGGACTCGGTATGAGTGAAGACGAATACATCAACGAGCAAGACAAGTGGGAGGCTGGCACGTTTGATGTACGCATCCCCACCGGCCAGGCCAAAGCGGAGGCTAAATAATGGCTAAGGAGAAGAAAGATCCGCCCGTAGTCAGAGTGCGTAGCGTCGGGCAGGTCACCAGTACTCTGGAGAAGTATGCCGCCCTATATCGGGTCGGCCATCCAGACAGAGATGTACGGTATGTTTACGATCCGACACACAAGCCAGAACTTAGTGCGGTTCTGGAACGAGCTTCGGATGGATATGAGATGGTCACCCTCGGTGAGATCGGGATGGCTAGTATCAGTGACGACGAGAATAAGCCCGTTAGAGTCGGGGATCTCGTCCTCATGTCTATCGACAAGGAGACACTGTCGGAGCTTAAACAGATTGAAGCTGACAGAGCCACAGAGCAGAGGATGTCAGTGAGTAGGGCTTATCGAGATGCCATAGAGGCGGCAGCCAGTGAGAGCCAGAAGAGTGGAACCCGCTCTCCTATACGGTCTGTCGGGAAGGTCTCGATTGACCTTAAGGAGAAGGAGTATGAGTTTGAACAACGCGAGGAGTAGAGGATGAGATTTCCTGCTTACCCCAATGAGGGGAGGACTATCAGGGAATATCCGCTTAGCTCGTATGCCGACTTCATCCAAGGAGCGTTCGTTGTTATCGACTCGGGTGAGGTAGACGAGTGCGGAGCCAACCCTGCGGCGATTCTCGGCGTTGCCCTATTCGACTCCGGCGCACTTCCTCTGGTGGATAAGATGTCAGTCGCCGTCGCTAAGGCGAAGAGCACCTTCATCCTCCAGGGTAATGCTGCTCCGGTAGCCACCGATGAGGGCGAGACGTACGGGATCACCAAGGACGCCGATGGCGTCTGGCACGTAGACAAGACGAAGACCGGCGCGAATGCTCGGGTTTTCGTCGAGAGAGTGTTCATCGGGAATAACCGGAATCAGTATGAGGTCTCGGTCATCCCTGCGTATCGTCAGTTGGATATCACGCCGAGCTAGGAGGAACAGATGGCCGTATTTCGCGGCGCTTTTGACGACCTCCTGGTCCCAGGCGCCAACAAGGTATACGTAGACAACTACAACGAGCTTCCCTCGTTGTATGACCAGATCTTCAACATCGACACCTCGGGCAAAGCGTTCGAGGATGACCTGGTGCTGACTGGCATCGGGATCGTAGTCGAGAAGCCGGAAGGTGAGGAGATCGCATTCGATCGTCCGAAGTTCCGGGGGAAGGTTCGCTACATCCACACCACCTTCGGTCTCGGTTACGAGATCACTCGTGAATCGGTGGAGGATGAGCTCTATGGGGTGTTGAACTCCAAGGGCGCGGCAAACCTGGCGAGATCACAAAGAGAGGCGGAGGAGATTTCCGCCGCCGCTATCCTCAACGGCGCTTTCACCACAGTGACTGCGTACGACGGTGTGGCTCTGATTCACGCTGCACATCCGACGGGTTTCGGTACGACTCAGGCCAACCGAGCTGGCACCGATACCGATCTCTCGGTGACCGCTCTCAAGGCGGCAATGGAGAGGTTCTTCGCACTGACCACAGATCGTGGGATGCGGATCTCTGTCGCTCCGTCTCAGTTGATCGTGCCAACGGCCAACTGGTGGACTGCGCAGGAGATTCTCGGTGCACCGTACTTCTCCGGCGGCGGTCAGGGGCAGTATACCCCGAACGTGACCATGCAGATGGGCCTCACCCCGGTTATGTGGAGGTACTTGACCGGAGCGAAGTCGTGGTATCTGCTCGCCCCGAAGGCTCAACATACGTTGAAGTTCTTCTGGAGGCGTAAGCCCGATCCGGCCAGTGGGTATGATGGTCGGGCGCAGATCGCGTGGTACGGGATCACCTCGAGGTTCTCTTGCGGTGTGACCGATTGGCGTGGGATTGACGGTTCTCCGGGAGCATAGACGTTCAACAATTGAACGAGAGGAGCATGAAGTGAGAATGGTCCTGCTGGGGAGTCGGAAGCCTGGATATACTTCTTGGGCAATCACTAGATTGTCCAAGAAGGCCAGGATCAGCGGCATGATGGAGGGAGATATAGTGGCCATCTCCTTCCGGCTGTCTGACGGGGAGAGGATAGTTCAACAATATACCGCCGACGGTATTATCTCTATACCACCTAACTGCGACGCCATCCGCGTCGAGCATACTGAAACTAGTGGTAATCGGGTGTCAGTAGATCTACTCTAGGAGGCCACAATGGGGATGTATACTCTCGAGGATTACCGAGAAGAGTTGTCCTCTACCCTTGGACATAGAGGGACAAGCAGTAAGCGGCTAGACCGTTGGATCAACATAGGGTATATGGATCTGACTGGCGCTCTTGACTTTGATGAGTTGAACGACATATATGATCTAGCCTTGACCCCTGGGGAGAATGCCTACGACGTTCCTGAAGGAACGCGTATGGTGAAGGCGGTCATTGATGACTATGAGGATCGCCTTCTCGACTACGTTGATCCCACGGAGTTCTTCCGGCTCAACCGTGCGCAGGAGGGTGATCCGATTAGGTGGACTCGGTACGCCAATCAGATCTTTCTACATCCTACACCGGACGGTGATCCGGAGTATATAATCATGAGGAAGATGGATCCTGCGCCACTAGTTCTCGATGGCGATACCACCCCACTATCGGCGACGTGGGACGCCGCAGTTCTCATGCTAGCAGTGTATCACGGCATGTTGGCGATAGCAGAGAATGAGCAGCGTGCGAACTCTTGGATGATTCGTGCTGTCACCTACATTCAGACTCGGGCTACCCAGGCTGAGATGTTCACCAAGGAATCCGGATTGGGATTAGCGTATGCTCTCCCGTTGGAGAAGAGAATGTCCGCCATGAGCGGGGGGAATGTAGCAGGTCTCGGAGGTGGATAATGGGATTGAGGACACTGGCAGAATTTAGAGAGGATCTATCTCTCGCTATCGGTGGGCGCGGACCATCGAATAGATGGCTAGACCGGAGGATCAATGCGGGGTATATGGATCTGGCCACGACCATTCTCCACGCTGCCCTTCGTTCTACCATCACATTGGAAGCAGAAGAAGGTGTACACGACTACCTCATAGGGGATGTGATAGGAATATCTACCGTGTATCATGATGATAGAGTCTTGATGTATATTGATCCGAGTAACGCTGCTCGGATCGAGTCGGTAGAGGGACCTCCGCGTATGTGGACTGATGTTCCAGGGGGCTTCCGGGTGTATCCAGCGCCGGAAGATACTATGGATCTACTGGTAGATTACTATAGTGAACCTCCGCCGTTGGTAGCAGACGATAGCACAACCGTACTGGAGGCGCGCTGGGATCATGCGATACATCTCCTTGCCGCGCACTTTGCTTTCCTCGACCTCGGTATCACAGGTGAAGGGAGTGCGTCTCAGGAGTTCCTCCAGCGGGCACACCACTACATCCAGACGAGAGTGAAGGATCACGATGTGAGGACGGCGCCGCCGATGCCCCTCAACGTGGCGCGCTCTTTCGATGATTTGACCCGACTGCGTAGAATGCCATGAACGATCGTGCCTCGCTTGAGTTAGCCCTTAGGTCATTGGCGGCGGGGAGAAATCCTACCGTGGGAGACGCTCTCGTGTTTACCTCGAATGGATGGACCTTCGCTCCAGGCTCTGGTGGGAATATAGAAGTAATAATCAGCGAGGACGCTCCTCCGGTAGATCCGCCAGTCGGGGATAAGATAGTTCTCTGGTTACGTGTAGCTCCGGTAGATTGATGAGTGAGGCGCCAGCAGGGTCTGTCAAAGCTATAGGCGAGAGCCTCTATAAGCTAATATCATACATCAATGTATGGGACAGCTTAGGTCGCAGGCGTCTCACTCTCCAAGCTTGGGTGTCTGGTGAAGGAGACCCCTGGAGGCTGTGGTATGATCTTAGTATGCCGAGTGTGACTAAGCGTTGGCTCGATGGGATTAGTGCTCTCGGTGAACTGCAAAGGTTAGAAGAGAAGAGATACTTCCTCTCCGCGATATCTACTATACGAGAAGATTGGAACCGGGAAGTCGATATATCTGTGCGGATGAAGGTGTGGAGAGATATGATCGGCGGCCATGCTGATCTATCTGTCCTCACCGAGGACATCATAAATATCGAAGCGCTCGCGAAGGTATTCGAGTCTTGGGAGAGAAGTGCCGAAGATCGGACTCGATTCAAACGGTGGCAACACGGATTCGATGGGTCGGCGGAGCTATCTCGGATCATCGAACAGACGATACCCATATCGGCATACGCTAGCGTTGGAGAGGATTGGGAGAAGAGCGCAGAGGATAGAACTCGATTCAAGCAGTGGGTGGAGATACTCCTAGCTTCGGCCAGTTTGGCGGTGGTGAGGGAGAAGAGGATAATTATAGATGCCTACGCAAATGTGCTCGAGGCGTGGGAGAAGAGCGAGGAAGATCGGACTCGTCTCAAGAGGCTGATAGATAGGGCCAACGCACATGCGGCTCTTGCGGTGTTCAGTGAAGATACTATCTACTTGATGGCGTACGCGTCAGCACAGGAGTATTGGGGCGGGGAGATAGAGAGTCGGACTAGCTTGAAGAGGATTATAGAAAGTATATCTAATCATGCGTCACTCTCTATAACGACCGAAGACATTATAAACCTCCTTGCGTACGTATCGATAGATGAGAGTTGGGCTAACAGATCTGACAGTAGGACTAATTTACGAAGGATATTAGAAGGGCTTAGTGCGCGGTCTTCGTTGAATCTATCTACCGAGGATATTATAAATCTACTTGCGCGTGCGTCGATAGAAGAGGGTTGGGACAGTTCTCCCGCTGATCGTACTAACCTACGGAGGATACTCGAAGCTCTCGGAACGCATTCTTCGTTGAACATATCAACCGAAGATATTATCAACCTCCTAGCGTATGTGTCGATAGATGAAGGTTGGGATAACCAGCCTGAGAGTCGGACTAGTTTGAAGCGGGTGTTAGAAGGTATCTCTAATCATGCGGCTATTTCTATGCTGACCGAGAAGATAATCTCTCTCGCAGCCAATGCCATCGTGCAAGAGGATTGGACTAGATTGGCCGAATCTCGCGAAAGGATAAAGGCGTGGATCGAAGCCGTTGGCGCTCACGCAGATATCTCTATGACAATCGAGGACACTATAAATCTCCTCGCATACGCTTCTCTCGAGGAGATCTGGTCGAATAACCCCCAGGAGAGGAATCTCTATCGAGTTTGGCGGGAGGGAGTAGATTCCCACGCAGCTATCTCTCGACAGTTGGAGGAGATTATAAATCTCGAGGCGCACTCTAACCTAATTGAAATTTGGAGCAGGGATGTCGCAGGCCGGTCGCTATTGCGTGGATGGTTAGATGATATAACCACGGTTGCAAGTGTCGAAGTTCAACGAGAGCGGAAGATAATTCTCGATGCCTTCTCGGTCCTCTTGGAATTGTGGGATCGAGAGATCGACAGTCGAGAAGTTCCTGGTAGACCTTGGGCAGATGGTATCGGTGCAACCTCCGCCGTGTCTGTGTTGAAGGATTCGAGATTCAGCCTCACCGCATATACCAGTGTTAGTGAATTCTGGGAAGCGTACGCCGACCCCGAGATTCTCTTTGTCGAGACCATCAACACGTCGTTCGGAGACACAACGCAGGGCCGGGCACGGTTCGATGTCAATGGCGGTGTGCGATCGGTTGAGATAGAATATCGTATCGGGACTGCGGAGTGGGACCCTCTACCGGGCGGCGGTGGGTTGATGAACGTAGATCCTGGATCGACCGAGAATGATAGCCCTGACGTAGAGGCATACCCCGATGATACTCTCCAATTCAGAGTGCGGGGATACACGAAGCAAGATCAAGAAGGCGTACAGAGTGACTGGCTCGAAGGTGAACCGTTCGATGAGTGGGAGGAGTGATGAACGTTAAGTCTAAGACTAGTGGCACTTGGAGAATCATCCGGCAGAGCCGGGAGACAGGTGAGATTCTCGGAGTAGTCGAGAAGAAGAACTCTATAACCGAGGCAGGCTTCTTCCTGTGGATGGATATTCTCACAGGCGTAAGCACTGCGTATTTCGACACGAACAACAGTCGGCTTCGGCTATACGATGACACCCCAGATCTCATCAAGACGTTCGTCGGGGCAGACGCGAACTTTCCTCGTTATGAAGCAGACTATAACGAAGAGGGTAGACACGTCGTCATCTGGCAGTGGTCGGATATATCAGTTGACGTGTATGAAGTCGACTCGGTGACGTTCGATAATAGTCCGAGAGATCCCGTCGTGACGTTCTCCGAAGCCTCTCCTATCTTCGACGGCGGGAACTCGAAGCCAGATACGGAGAACTGGATCTATCAGTACATTCTCGAGACGGCTATAGCTGGCGGGGAGGACTATCTGCAACTCGCCGCTATGGCTCTGGCCGCCCTCCACCTCGGGAATGTCACGGGCAAAGGGCCGTTGTGGAATACTACCAACATCAAGTTGAGTGTGCGACAGGGTGTTCCGGAGGAGATTACCACACTCGATTGTACTGCTATCCTTACGCCCACTCATAGCCCTGTCGAAGGCTCTATTGGGTGGAGGTTCATCTCATCCTATCAAGATGGCGCGCACCACGCGTGGAATGATCTCGCTGTGCTCATAGCTACCGGCAACGGTCCTCTCACGCTGTGGTTGCATACTGGGATCGATCTCGGAACACAGGTTGAGGAGGAAATGCAGTGGACTGTGAACTTCACCACCTTCTTCGAATTCGACTGAGGGGGGAGCATGGCAAATCTAATCAAACTTATAGACTGCTTGCCAGCTAACGTTCGCGCGACGGTAGTATTGCTTCTTATCGTCCTGTCAAGTTTCACTACGGCATGGTCCATAAAAGATTCTGGAGTTGAAACTAGGTTGACGATTCTGGAGAACAATCAGTTTGCTATAGTGTGTCTAGTTTACATTATAGCAGATGATGGCCGGCCAAGTGCATGTGAAGCGTTCATGGACGATAATATGAAGAAATTCGTTCAGGCGTTGTTGAGATGAATAAATATCGAAACGTCCAACCGTTCCCGATGCAGGGGTCTAGCCACGAGCAGACTCCTCTCATAGGATTCTCCGGTGGATTCAGGGGCGATGGACCGTCGATCGAGATGCCACTGGATGCTGCGGCGAATATTGTCAACCTACGACATGATCGCCGAGGGATACGAAAAGACTTCGGGACTACAAACCTCGGTGATCCTGCACCTGGGTTGATAGGGTATATCGGCCCGTATAAGGTCATCACAGACTCAGAGGTTCTCGAGAGAACTATCAGAGTGTATCGCAGAGCTGATGGTTACGGGGTATTCGAGTTCCTGGCTCCCGATGGTTGGGAGGAGTTGAGCGTCTCCGATAGGGTGATCTCAGCAGACTATCTATCTGCGGTCAACATCCATAACGTGATGACGTTCGCTGATGGCTTCGGCATCCTCATGGCGAATCTAGACGGCGACTTCGAGGAGATAACCGGCGCACCTCAGGCAAGATTCATCTTCCCCTTCGGTGATAGGATCGTCGCTCTGCAGGACGGTCATGATAAGCAGGTTATGTCTTGGTGCGTATCTGGAGATGTCACTGATTGGTCAGGGATAGGTTCGGGGAGTTCAGCCCTGACCAACCCTCGGATGGATCAAGTAGACGCTCTGATGTGTGGTGCGCCTCTCGGATCTAACATCGCCGCCATCATCCGTAAGAGATCCATCATGAGGGCCTTCCTCACCGGCGATCCGACTATGGCCATAGGCGCCACCCACTGGATCGAAGGTGTCGGGACGGAATCACCGTTCTCGATTCAGGTAATCCCCGGTGGGGTTATCTTCCTCGGACACAATCTCACCGCATATGCACTCTCCGAGGCTGGCCCTGCGCATATCGGATCGGTTATTCGAGACAAGCTTCGTCGAGATGTGAAAGGCAATCTGCATCTGGCAGACTCGGTATATGATCCACTTCGTGGTGAGTACTGGTTGGGGCTGGCTGAGGAAGATAAGAGTAACATATCTACACTCTGGATATTCGACGTCACTAGATTCCATGAGTACCAAGATCTAGTCTGGAGAAATCGAACCGCGAACCTTCGCCTGCTGGGCATGGCAGGAGGCGCAGTAGTCGCCATACCCGCGGCACCGAGCATAACCTCCGCGGTGTGGAGCAGGACTGCCTCTGATTCTCAGCGGGTTACGGTAGTTGCAGAGTCTCACCCTCTCCATACCGGCGACGTCCTTCAACTCCTGAGGAATGGAGCGGTGGTCGATTTCGCCCCGGGACCACACGGAGAGAGTGTGACCCTCTTCGACGTTGATCCTCCGATGTACGAGCATCATAAGTACACCGTACGCCATACCACCGTCGGTGAGCAGTCCGCTGAGACTACCTGCTTCACCGGACTCTTCTCGCCGTCGAACCTCGCTACGCCCGAGGAACATATTACTCTATGCAGCTACAGGATAACTTTCACGACTGCCAATCCAGCTTACGGATTGATCGCAGAAGATGACTACCCGGATGGTAGTAGTTATGTAGTTCGAGCAAGCATGGAGCTTACCCCAGAGGGGCCATTCGGGAGCTACATCACTGTGTCTCACGGCGCATCGTCGGAACCATGTTTCAAGGTTCAGGTAGACTACAGAGTTCGGCACTACCAGGAGACCTTCGGCGTCACAGACTATAGCGAATATGTGTATGGTTCGCAGTCCGTCATGCTTTGTGGAGACTGCTCATGAATAGATTAATCTTTGCCGGGGTTAACAATGACGTTCAATTATTGAACGAGTTGTTCCTTATCGGGGAAACCGGAGTATGGCTAACCCACACGATCAATCGCCATAACCCCGGGCATGAGTACACGCTCCAACGAGTCACTCTTTTCTACGAGGCGGACTATGACACTCGAGTTATAGTCCGAGGGAGTGGTAACGGAGGACATACGTTTCTCGAATCGTACGAGATCGACCTGCCGGAGTCTCCCGATGGGATATGTTCTATGGGATTCGACATCACCGGGCCTGATATTCGGCTACAGTTCGAGATACCCGATGACGCTGAGGGGAATCTGATGTTGAACCATTTCACCGCAACGATCGCCGACAGAGGTCCATATGTCTTCCCAAGACTCTAGCATCATCCTTCGGGTGCCCTGCTCCGATAAGTCGGGGGAGCACATCTATGAGGCTGAACTCCTCTGGGAAGGCGGGAGGAATCTCGGACTGACTCCGCAGAAGATAGCTGAGATCTGGCGGCAGGCGAAGGATTTCGACGTGCTCTTCTCCGATGAGACTAACGGGAAGTTCGAACCATTCTTCTACGCTCTCATCAACCCGAGTTCGATATGGTTCGAGTTGCGTAGAGTCGGAGAGCCTACTTCTATTGGTCTCGCCTACTTCACTAACATCATCCCAGGGTTCGATATGCACGGGCACTTCACATTCTGGGACTCCATAGCTAGAGGTCGTGAGCCGATTCTCCTCTTCCTTGCAGAGTGGGTTGCAGATAGATATAAGATCAGGAGGATCACCGCTCATGTTCCTCCGTATCAAGCGGGAGTGGTTAGGTTCTTGCGTAACCTCGGCTTCATCCCTGAAGGTGAGATGAGAGAAGCCGTCAAGTATAAGGATAGGTGGTGGCCACTGCTCACCTTCGGGATGACTCGGAAAGACCTTGATCGCTCCATGAGAGCATTGTACTAGGAGGGGGATATGTCGGAATTTCTCGGTAACACTGCTAGAGGGGTAGGCAAAGCGTTCCAGCCGCGAGAACTCTCCGGCACTCCTAAGGAGACTAGAGCTGGAACACAGGAGTTGGCGAATCTATTTCGCTCCATGTTCGGTGGCGGTCCCGAAGGATTAGTTGAGGGTCTCGCTCCGTTCACTCGCCTCGGTTCACAGTCGTTCCAGAGCATGTACGGAGTTGATCCGAGTATGCTCGGTATAGGAGAGATAGCGCAGGAACTCCTGGCCCATCCAGAAGACCTAACCGCGGGACTGTTTCGCTCTATGGTACCCTTCGAGGAGCGAGAGACCTCACGCCAAGTGGCGGGACTGCGGGAGATGTACGGTACAATGGGAGGCAGGTTCAGCCGGAATCTCATGCAGGGGGAGTCAGAGCTGCGAGGCGAACTAGGTGGGCAGTTCGCAAGAGAACGGCAGCGTGCTCTCCTCGAAGCTGGCGGACAGAGGGCGCAGACTCTCCTCGGTCTCATGAATCAGATGCAAGCGTCTCAAGCTATGGGTCAGCAGGGTCTGGGAATGATTATGGACTTCTTCAGGCCAGGCGCTCCGGTTTACCAAGAGGCTATGCTACCCTATCTCATCGCAGCCGCTGGTAGAGTAGCTGCCGCCAAGATGGGAGGATAACATGGCTACTGTAATTCCTAGCAGCGGAGGTCGGGCGTTTCTTGACATGATCGAAGGGATCATGCAGGATAAAGAATCGCGAGAACGCCTTAACCTCATGCGGGAGCAGCTCGCTCTCAGTGAAAGAGGAACTGCACTCGCCGAACGACAGCAGACGTTAGGAGAGGTTACACAGCTGATGGAGCTAGGCACTCCAGGCTCGTCCATTGCCGACATGCCTTGGCTACATCCGCGTCTCTCTACACTGTTTCCCGAGGTAGACCTCGCTGACATCGAGGGATTCGGTGGACTCGTACCGACGCCGCAGACGTTCCAGTCGATGGTGGATACCCTGGGCCTCGAAGCGTTGAAGAACCTATCGAGAGAAGACTTGCAGCTGATATCCGACGATATAGTCCGATCGGCTATATCAGCGCAACTAACCGGGGAGGCGATACTGCCTGATGAGTTGAAGGTCAGACAGCAGACCGCCCAAGCGTGGATGCACGCCCTCGAGTCCTATGCTCCAACCCCTGAGGATCTCACTCGCATGGCGAGAGACAGGTTTGGCCTAACTACAATAGACGTCTTCGATCCCGTCACAGGGGCGACCAGATCTTTCGACACTCAGGCGGCGGCCGAGTTGTCCACCCGGCTTCTCATGCAGCAGAGAGAACAGGGCTTCATGTTCTGGCAAACTGGTCAACTTCCGCCCACCGATGTAGTTGGGGAGTTCATGGATCAGTTGCAAACCGCGGGACTGATTGTGCCTAGACAGATAGCGCAGAAACTGGTGAGCGCAGCGCACGGGACGAGAGAGGATGTCAGGAAGTTCATCGAGACTTACGCCGCGTCACCTGATGTTATCTCTGCGATGAACATCTATCTCCATGCAATCTCTCTTGCCGAGGAGAGTGTTTTTGACTTGCTTGACCAACTCCCGGGCGGAGCGGAGTTCAGTAAGACTCTCCAACTCCTCGGACACGTGTCTGACGCCTTAGGTAAGGAGGAGACGGGGAAGATTGCCTCCGGACTAATTAAAGCGTGGTTAAGTGCAGGGTGGCCTGTTGCGCCGTTGACTCGCGGAATATTCGGAGGCAGAAGTGCGACGTGGAATACTCTGACAGAAATCGGAGGCCAACCTGGTCGTCATGAGCAGGATCTACTCCGACTCCTACAGTCTATCGGACTAGATCCCGCAGAGGTCGGTGTAGCACAGGTCGACGAACGTGCTGCAGCACTCGGCACTGTCATGCGGGAAGTGGGCTCAGGTCAGGTCGATCCATGGAGAGACGCCGCTGCGTTGATAGCGAGAGGATACACTATGGAAGATATAGCGATCCTTCGTGAAGGCGCAGAGCGGATGGGTATAAGGAGGTAGTGGTGGAGCAAGATCCTCTCGACTACTGGATTCGATTGAAGTTAATGGAGAGCGACGAGCATGTCTCGCAAGAAGAGAAAGCTGTCGCCTTCGTTCAACGTCGGGCGTTGGAACAGAAAATCTTCCCTGCTGCCCCTACTCCACCGTCCTCAGGGAGATAGACGCTCCTCTAGCCTCGGTGGAGGACATCCGCGGGATGACGCCGCCGGGAGAAGAGGATAGGACTCTAGCCCAACTAGCCTCAATGGGGCCTGATCCGACAGGGGCTAAGATAGACGCCGTATTGGCGGGCTTCGGGCAGAGCACTATCCAACTCGCCCGGGGTCCGATACACCTGGCTAGCGACATCGCTAAGTTCTTCACTGAGCAGGACGTACTCCGCGCTGCAAGAGAACTAGTCGACCAGGTTCACCGCGGTGCAGGTATGACCGCAGACGTTGCCGCCCTTAACGCAGGGCTAACTCCGGAGGAGATCGCCCCATATAAGCTAGCAGGGAATCTCATAGGTTATATGGCTCCTATCCTCGGCAGCGTCAAATTGGCCTCGCTCATTCTTCGCTCCCCGGTAGCGCTAGAGAAGTGGCCCTTCATCAGTAGTGTCATCACCGACTCAACCGCAGGGTTGATCTTCGGTGGCGTCTTTGAGGAAGCGGAGGACTGGCGCCAGCGCGGTCATCATATGGTTAGAGAGAGCGGACTATTCGGTGCCGGCCGCATAATCATCGGTGGACCGATAGTGGCCAAGACCTGGCGGGATAAGCGGTTCCTCTCCTCCGTCGCCCATAAGGAAGTCGCCTCGATCTTCAAGCAACTCGAAGCCGGGGTGCCGGTGCACTCTCTGACGAAGAAGCAGAACCGTATCCTCAACGTGATGATGAACGAGGAGCAGTACCTCTCATCTTCAGTGGCCGCGCAGGATATGTTCAACCGCTCGGGGCCACACGCCGCCATGATACAAGCGATCGTAGACGTAGGAGATCGTCTCACACTCGGTGGCGTGTTACGTATGGCCACTGACAACGCAGCAGGTACGCGGGAGATCATTAAGAGTGCCCGCGCTGCGTTCCCCTATCTCAAGTTTACCCCGATTAAGAGAACCCTGACAGGCGTCCCTGGGAAGCCCACACACTATGATATATTCTTCGGCACCCGCGGACTCAACAACGCGCAGAAAGCGCAACTCAAGGCAGAAGGTAGATTCACTGGGCAGATGGTGAGAACCCAGGGAGGAGAGGCAGACTATCTCTACCTCGGCTTGAGCAAGAAAGGCAGAGCTATCCTTGAGAGGCTCGATGGGTCGGGGAAGAAGCGGTACGTTAAGCAAGACAATCTAGTGGATTTGCCTAACTTCCTTGAGAAGCCCCTCGTTGCGTGGGACGCACCGTTCAAGGACTTCCGGGCGTTCTACTACGAAACACTCCGGCGACTGCGAGACACTCGCACGGGGTGGACATCAGAAGGAGATGTGATCGAAGCTATCCGCACTGGCACTATGGCACTAGACGACGGTGCACGTCGCGCATTCGACGTGTCGGGAGCTATAGTGTATCCCGAGGAGTTGGGCTACGCGTCTATGCGACGCGCGGTCTCGGGGAGAGAAGTGAGTGAAGCTATCCTCCGTGAAGGTGCGGCCGCCGCTGGTCCTACGGAGACACTCACGTATCTGACCTTCGATGACATCTTCATGGCGTGGGCGAGGGAGCGGGGGATCGGATCGGCCAAGGATATGGTCGCAGCGAAGGAGGCGTTCACCGGACGTCTACGGAGAGAACTATGGGAGAGCGTGCCTCAAGCAGATCGCCTGCTTTATGAGAAGGTACTAGCCGAACAGATCAACCTGATCGACAATATGAGGCTGCCGCCGAAACTCCTTGCACATCAGAAGGGGTTCTCGTGGGAGACGCTAGGAGATGACACGATCATGCTCCGCGAGATAAACTCCGGGGCGCGGATGGTGTTTGCCAAGACCGACGATGCTCTCGGTTGGCTGAAGGGGATCGTGCGTACCGAAGCAGAACTCCCCACTATCATACCCTCTATGCGCCTAAGCATGGGTCTCTACAACGCAGGTATGCCCGATCCGGGGAGCCTGTATAAGTTTGAGAAGCTAGCCTCGTTGAACCCTGCGGAACTCCCCACAGCTGGAACCAGAAACATGTGGAACTGGTTGCAGGACGTGGAGAACCTCGCACAGATACCCTTCTGGTCGAAAGGTATGTATCACGTCGACCAAGGGGTCAACCTCATGCGAGCAGAGATGACCCCATTCGCCAAGGAGATAGAGAGCATCTGGCGTGGGGTGAACTATGAGAACAAGGTCAAGTTGGTCGAGGTCTGGCGTCGAGCAGAGAAAGAGAAGTGGTCCACGGCGCAGACTGCTAGAGCTATGAAGAAGGAGGGTGTACCCACGGCTGGCGTCTCCGCCTATATCAGAGCTAGACGGATCAACGATAGGTTGTTCAAGGAGACTGGCCTCGACGCGAATGCCTACGTGGATAACTACTACTCTCGCATTCTCCCCTTCCTCGAGTCCACCCACAAGCGGGATGTGTCTATAGCTCTACGCGGCGCGAAGGGGTCTCCCTCGGACAAGGACTTCTGGTTCGAGTATACCCGCACGGGGGATCTAGCGAAGGTCGAGATGGACCCCGAGCTGGTCATGCAACTCTATACCCGGTCGGTGTTCTGGAAGAAGCACGTCGACGAGTCCTGGCGCGGACTTAAGAGGATGGCGGGACTGGATACGAAAGATGCCCCCCTTCGCTTCAAGGATCTTCCTGACGGGAAAGAGTTGTTGGCGTTGAGGAAGAAGATAGACCCTTACGCCAAGATGGACTCTCCGGTAGTCCCCGGGTACGTGAGGAAGATCGTAGCAGAATATCTCAATGCCGTCAAGGGGACACCACACGCCTCCTACAAGAGTCTCGGAGAGTCGTTCGAGCGGATGTTCAACAAGCTCGGGGTGGCGGTTCGACCAGAGATCATACAGGATATGGTGCACTGCCTGACGGCGGCGCAGTATGGAGCGTATATCGGCATACGCCCGTGGCATATAGCTCGGAACATGACTCAGGTACCCTGGCTGATGTTCGGCCGACTCGGTAATAGGCACATGGGTAAGGGACTTGAGCACGCTATGTCTAACGCAGGTATTGAGGAGGCATTCAGCGAGGGGGTTCTCCGCTTGGCCGAAGCAGCCGTACCTGCGGGCGATGCCGTGTTTAGGTCTCTCCATCATATACCTATTACAGGGAGTACCCTCGCTGGGCAGGCTATCGCAGGGACTATATCAGCTATGCACCGTGGCGGACAACTCAGCCGGAAAGTAACTCAGAGTATGCTCGCCGGTTATACCAGCAGTGACTCGCTGAACCGCGGGTGGGCATACTTCTGGCACAAACTCCACACCGGAGAGGCTCTAACTAAGTTCGAGACGGGGAAGATCGGATGGGATAAGTTCGTTGATGATGGTCTACCGTTCTTCGCCCCTGCGGTCAGGGATAAGTTCAGAGAAATCTACCGCATACATGGTAGAGAGGGCGCACTGCGGTTCATCGGGAAGACGGCATCAGATCAGGTTAACTTTATCTACGGCGGCGGCGTCCAGCCTCCGTGGATGCAATCGGTATACGCTCGGGTACTCGGGACGTTCGGTACATGGCCACTGTGGGCCATTGAGAACACCATGACTCAGGTGCTGAAGCATGGTACACCGCAGCAGGTCGCCGGGTATTACCTACGTACCGCCACCATGTTGGGGGTGTACGGGAACATAATGCTACAGACCGGCTACAATCTATTTAGTTGGATTCCGCCGTTGTCGGTCCTCTGGGCAGGAGGACCCTATATGGACTTGTTGGATGCAGCCAGACGGGTGATCTCCGGGCCTATGGATCAGAAGCTCGCCGCATTGCAGGAGCTAGGCAGACTAGGTTTGCGAGTCACTCTCCCCGGGCAGTCATTCTACCGCGATATGAACCGGGTGTTCACCGGAGAGGAACCTCCCGAGATTCGTGCTCTAGGCGTATTCCTCGGACGTACATTCGACGACTATCATTGGGCGACGAATATCATCTACGATCCCACCATACCGGATTTCGAGCTACCCGCAGTGGATCGTATGCGTATGGAGGATGCAGGAGTAAACCGGCTAAACATCCCACGGTTCCCGCCGCCATCTACTCCTCCTCCTGCTCGTCCCGGGTTGATCGGTGGGCCTCCTCCGGGAGGTCCCACCGGATTGCCTTCGCAACCGATGCCGAATCTACCTATGGAGACTGAACGACCCGGCATCCTCGGTCCTCCCGGCGCGATGAGATTAGACCCTGGGTTCTGGGAAAGCATTCGCCTACCTATAGAACGGGAAGGTGGGGAATGGTAGTCTTACGCTTAACTGGGGTATAGGCAGAGGTACCGTCCTCTCGCTTCGTCCGCTCTATCTTCCCCATACGAATCAGCATATGTAGGAGACGGCCGAGGGTCTGGTCGTCTCCTACCGCTGCGTTCCGGTTCAGAATATCTTGCGTGGTCATCCCCCCGGTGTCTATGATCTGATTGAGAATTCTCTCCATATCCGGGGCATACTCGAACTTACCCACCGAGGAGAACGTCCGAGCCATCTTATCCTCGATGCTCCCTAGAACCTCCCACGCCAGCTTTATGTCTCGAGGTTCCACCACGAGATCATTCTTCTCCGACATTGATAGAAGCATCGCCGTCTTTAGAAGATGCACCTTCGCCTTGCGCCAGTGATACCCTTCGATGCGGTAGTCTGCGGGTACAGACTCTCCGACCTCGATGTAGAGTTTATCATACAGTTTCCATGCCTCCGGGGTTAACGTGAACTCGCCACGGAGATTAGCTATCACGTTCAGATCCTCCTGGAGAGCTTCGACGAGTGGACCAGGAGGAGCTTTCGGATGAGGATTGAGGAACCTCGGCTTGTCCTCGAAGATGAATATAACCCGAGCGGTGAAACCGTGTTCAATCACCCCTCTTGGCATTCCCTCCGAGATCCACGAAGGGGTAGTACCGCCGAGGATGTTCAACACAGGGTTGTGGATTACGTCCTTCCCCTGATGTTTGGTAGAGTACCTCCACCCCTTCGGATTCCACTCACAGTCATATATGTCGGTAAGGAACTGGATCATGGAGAGACCACTCGGATCGATCAGGCTCGATAGTTCTGTACTATGAATGGTCATGGCGGCCACCTTCCCTGAGCCACCGATCTTACCTAGACTCTGAATCAGATCTTGAGACGTGACCGCATCCGGACCGAAGATGATCTCAGGCACTCCGAGAAGTATCCTCCTGCCCGCACGGATAGACGTACTCTTAGCTACCTTCCCCGGCGGGCCGACCAGGATGACATATAGATTAGGATACAGGAGGTAATGCCCCTGGTCTATCCAGACATTCCTCCTAGCCACACTAGCCAGGACGGACAGACCACACCAAAGATGGAATGAATCCGGAGACTCAAGTTCCTTGGTGTATTCTGCATATGCCCTGAGCCAGTTACCTGCTACCCGGTCGCTCATGACCTATGACTTGTTTCAGGTTAACCCACCCTATCAACACACACCGACGGAGAACTACACTTTGGTCTATCCCGTGAGTGTGAGATAAGAACTCCGCGATCTCATCAAGAATCCTCTCAGGCAACCGTATGGTCTTAGGTATCATGGGTCTACGTTGTCTAGTCTCCTCCCGTAGGTCTCGGAGGACTTCGTCTCTACTGTTCGTCATCGTCCTGTTCATCATTCTTCGGAATGACCGAATCGTGTTGAATCAAGGTACACCCAGGAGAGAGAATCACTGCCTTACCTCTGTTGGCCCACTCGGCCTCGACGAACTCGATTCGATGTATTACGCCACAGTAGTCGCAACGTATCTTGATTCTAGACATACGTCATCTCCTTCCAGTTTCTCCCGACCTTTACATCGATCGGAATAGTCAAGGCATGACGATCGATATAGATCGTACGGAGCATACACGAGCGGATGATCTCAACGCTCTCCTCCAAGGTTTCCTCCCTTACCTGTAGGAGGCCGCCGTCGTGCATATGAGCGAAGAAGGTATGTTGAGCAGCAGGCAGGTCAGACAAGAGGCGATCTGCGGCGGCTATCGTCGTTGTAGTCAGATCAGACACGGTAGACTGCGGCTCGTATGACACGGCTTCGGTAAGGGAGTTGTGTATAGACCCGGTGAATCTCCTCACTCGCCCGAAGGAGTTAGTCAACGTACCAGTCTTCTTCAACTGCGACTTGACCTGCTCCCACCACCACTTGAGACCAGGGTGAAGTTCGTGGTAGGCAGCGTGGATTCTTCTCGCGCCTGACACGTCGAGACCGATGTTGGTATCGAGATACTCCTTGTTGACGGCGAGACGGAACACATCCGGACCCATCACGTAGTTAAGGGCGTGTCGGCAACGCTTGGCGATATATCTCTGTGGGACGTGATCTTTCCCGAGCTCGTCACACATGGCGACCAACTCTTCGTAGGTCAGGCCGAACGGCAGGCGAGAAGCCAACTGGAGATGGATGTCGATTCCCTTCTCCATGTCCTCCAAGAGATCGTAGTCCTTGGTCTTCACTGCAACTACACGTGCCTCAGCCTGCGCCTGGTCCCACCCGAGGAAGATGAAGCCGTCGTCAGGGATCAGACACTCGCGCAGATCATCTGGAGCAGTCTGGAGAGCGACGCCATTCCACCAAGGTATGGTCGAGGAGAGCCGTCCGCTACGTGTCCCCGCCAGGTTCCAGTTGGTGCGAACCCTGTTGTCCTTATCGATCACCCCGTCGTGTAGGTATCTGGAGACCACGTTCAGATCTTGACGTACTCGGATCACCGCGGTTAAGACCGCCCGGATTGTGGGATCGGACATACCAGCGGTGATGTCCATGAGTTCTTTCTGCTCAGTACTCCTCGATGCGCGCTTGACCCCGAGGTCGTCATACACCAAGCGGGCCACTTGCGCCCCAGATCTACAATTGATCTTCCTCCCGATAGCCTCAGCTAGCTTCTCCTCGGTTTGCGCCGCTCGTTCCAGGTAGAACTTCTTCTTCCTATTGAGCAGGTCGGCGTCAATCCGAATACCCTCGGACGAGGCGCGGCAGAATATATCGAATATGGACATGGAGATGTCATACCCCTGCCTGCCGCCGGTGTAGTCGAACTCTCGGGTCTCGATCTTCTCCATCGCCTCCGCAGTCACTACACTATCCCGACAACAGTATGTCTGTCCTCTTACGTCATCCCTCCCGACGAAGTGTAGCTCATCCTTGTAGTAGGGCCAACGGGTTAACACCGACCCTATGACGGCGAGACTCTTCTCTCGGATGTCCTGCCAACACGAGTGCCATGCTATCATCGTGTCGTCCCGCACGTTTTTAACTTCTATCCCGATCCGATTGAGCGCGACGACATCGAACATAGCGTTTTGCCACACCTTCGGCACATCGGATCCGAGGAGCTTCCGATGAGCGTCGATGTATTCCATCGGGATGCAGATAGCCCAACTGGGATCGTTAGTATAACTAATATAAGCTATGTCTTCCGGAGCATACCACTCGGTGTCAGCCACTATCACACTCCCCGAGAGTAGACGATCAACTGCTTCGTCTACGTCAAACCTACTCGGCTGCACGATGAGGTTAGCCTCGGGGAGAATGATGTCGGGGAACTCAGACTCTTCTCGAACCCTGGTCAGATCCCATATCCCCAGAGGTTCTTTGAATAACATCGCGTCATAACCGTGGATATAGAACGCCGGGTGGATAGTGGGGATTACCTTCAGGTCGGGGACCAGAGTGGAGGATAGAATCGATCCTCTCCATCGCATGATCTGGAGATTACCCGTGAGCGCCCAAAGAGCGTAGTTTCCCAGAGGGACGACCACGTTCGGCTTAACCGATTTGATCTCCGTCGCCAGCTCTATTATCCCATCCATGTACTCTTGAGTAGGGGAGCCGCTTCGGAAGAAGAATGCTTCCTTCTCCTTGGGCTTCTGAGGGATCATATACTTTATCACGTTCGTGATGTATACGCTCTCACGACGTATGCCCGCTGCTGCGAGTAGGCGATCCAACTGCCCGCCCGCAGGGCCGACGAACGGAGCGCCGTGCTTAACCTCATCCCAACTAGGCGCCTCGCCCACTAGCATTATGTCTGCGTTCTTCGGGCCGATGGCAGGAACTCGGATCACGTCTCCTCCTTCGCCATGATGTGGCTCTGTAGCACCATGTTACCTCGTGCACAGAACTCCTCGTCAAGCTCGAAGCCGAGGAACTCACATTGGTTGTTCAGTGCGCCGACGCCTATCATACCCGAGCCAGCGAACGGATCGAGGATGCGAGACCCACCGAGGGCCACCATGCCGACGAGTTCTGTACATAGATCCTCGGGCATCTGCACTGAGTGTACGCGCTCACTCGGTAGAGGCGTATCATAGATGAAGATATTCTGCCTCCCTCTCTTGAGGAAAGCCGGATCGCCCTTGGCGGCGAAGATGAACGACTCCGACGCTATGATGATACCCTTCTTCGGATCGCCAAGCGTGCCGAAGGTCTTGTTTGGTTTGACCCAGACCGATGGGACTAGCTTGACATGATTGAAACCTGCCTGTTCTAACCAGAACGCCAATCCCATAGAGTCGAATGCGAGCTTCGCTATCTCCTTATCCTTGAAGGCGCCAGAGTCTCGAAGCCGCCGATAGAGATCCAGTTGCCTCTGTGAGTAGGTCAACTTCCGTACATCGAAGAACCCCACAAACCAAGCATCAGGGCGCATCACACGATAACACTCCTTCACCACAGCCTGCACCAGGTCGATGATGATCTGCTCATCGTCCTCATACACCTTGAGATTGGTTTTCTGGGAGGTCTTCTTATACTCAAGGTCGATACCGAAAGGGAAGTTGGTGATGACCGCATCGATCGAACTGTCAGGCACATCCCTTATCAACTCCGCGGCATCCCCTTGGATGATCTTAGCGGCGAAGCCTTCGATTCTCCCCTCTGCCTTGAGTCGCACGACCTCCTTCCGCCGCTCCATCTTCTTCTTGTCTTTCACCATAGTCAACGCGGTGACGTAGGACTTATTCTCCTTAAGTCCGGGGTCTTCCTTCAATTCCTGGGAGAGTTTAATCATCTGATTAACTGTCCCGACGGACGCTCCTATCATCTCCGCCGTTTTCCTCTGATTCCAGTCGGGATGGAGTTGACGTTGGAGGGTGTCTATCTCCGCGATGGCGGCGGCCTGCATCCACCACTCGATGTCCATCCGTTGGATGTTCTCCTCAAGTTCCAGCACCTTCCTCTGCATGGAGTCCAGACCACCGCGCCGGACGAAGGGAATGTCTTCATGCCCCAGTTTGAGAAACGCTTGGACCCGACAGAAGCCTGCCACTAACTCATTCGACTCATCCTCGAGAGTAATCGGATGTATCAGACCTGCGCGGGAGATAGATTCCGCCAGCCTGTTGATGTGCTCGAAGAACTTGTCGTCATCGAGAGTCACTCTTCGTTGTCGCGAAGAGATCTTGATGTCGGAAATCTTTATCCTCCCGACTGTCTGCCCTGCCAGGGCGAATGCCGTATCGCTCACCAATCCTCCAGTACTGCTAAGATGTCATCCTCGTGGACCCTATAGTACATCCTATTGTTGAGGTAGAAGATATTAACTCCGATAGGATAGAGTATAGAGAACCCCGGGGAGTTACCTTCTGCCCACTGATACGTCAATACATCTGAGGCCAGGAATTGGAAGCCCTCTCCCATTAGATCCTGTAGGGTGATGCGCTTCTCGTTCCCGGTGCTCCGAGATTCCTTAATCGTATCGACAAACAACGGCTCGACATCGGGAGAGCAGAAGATAGACAACGGCGTCCCGGCATCGTCGAGAACTATCTCGAATACTCGGTAATAGGTAGGAACAGCGTCGTGACTCTCGACATTGATTAGAATAAAATCCCCAGGTCGAACATCCTCCTTGGCCGCAGAAGATGCTACTACCCTACCACTCTGCGGGTACTCTTGGCGATAGTTCGTGATAAGACCAGAAGGGAGTCGATCGCCTCGGACTGCCTCTACTATGACATAGCCCTTCGGTGGCTTCATGAGTTTACCGTCTATGATGCCCCGCCCCACCCCCCAGCGGTGGAATGCGGCGTTTTGTGAGGAATGATAGTTAGTTCATTCTCGAGTCGTTGTTGATGTTCGATCGTGTACCACAGCTCGGGCGTGTCCTCGGTGAGCATAGCACTATGTGTGTCATCGAAAGCTGCTATCACGAGCTTATACTCCTTTGGACCAGTGCTGCGGCACGTGATTGTGGCGAAGGATTCATTGTCGGGATTCCTTCCGCGTAGTATTCCTTCTGTTTTTGAGTCTATATACACAGTCTCAGCCGTGTGAGAGTTCAACCTCGGAAACTGAGAGTGAGTGAATACTTTCTCGATCGTGAGTCGTGCCAGATCCTTTACCAGAACTAACTCTATGTGGATGATAGTTCTGGTAGCTTCGGCGTTTTTCATTACGAACTTCGGCGTCGTGCTCATAATAGTATCTCTTTCTGTGAGGGAGGGAAGTGGGCTACCCTATATTCCACCGATCGGCTTCGCTTCGCAGGACATCACCCCCGTAAGCCTAGGCCGAATGTTGTATAGGGTAGCCCAGTGTGTTTACGCCCTGAGTATCTTCTTGACGTCAGTCACGTACTCCCCCGAGTTGTCGGGGTACTCACGCAACTTCACCACCAACGAGCATGTCAGCCCGATGAGGTCATCGGTGTCGAAGACGAAATCGCCGCTGGCGTCTCTCTCCGGTGGCTCTCCGGTGAGCTTCTCAAAGAGTTCCTCGAACATCCCCGCGCCTGCACCTTCGACCGGGGTGTTATGGAAGATCTTCCGGCCCTCGTACTCCCCATCTTCGTCGACGTTGAAGATGAACGTGAGGTAGGATGCCTTCGGCCCTTTCGTCGGTCCGCGAACCTCATGGACAGAACACTCATAGGTGCCTTCGGGCAGAACGCTGCGAACTTCGGCGTCCTTCAGGGATACGGTTACTCTCGGCATTACTTCCTCCTAGTGTGAGTTTGGTTGACGTTGTATTCGTGTCGCCGGGGTAGATGTTCAATTATTGAATCAGATAGCCTCCACTTCACGAGCCGACTCTTCCTCTGCGAGGCGCTTACCTTCCGTACCGTGGTAGGCCCGCCAGAGGTCATCTTCCGGACGCTTGTAGAACTTCGCTACCTTCGCTCGGAGCACGTTGAAGTCCGCCGGCTCCTCGTGGTCGAGACATCCGAGGCGTGTGCGTGCTTCCCGCTTCGCATCCGGGGCGACACGAAGAACTACATCCACGTCCTTCGCCGTCGCCTTGATCTTGGTGTACCAAACCTCGTCGAATGCCGCCGGGAGTTTCTGCCGAAGCTGTCCAACTACATTCGGTTGGATGCCGAGCAGTGTACCGGCGTCGTCGAAATTATAATACTCATGCGCGGTGATGATCAGATTCTTCCCGAGCTTCTTCCACTGTCGGATACACTTCAGGAACAGATTCCCCGCACTACCCCAATCCTGTATCCTCATCGGGACGATATACAGACCCCGCTCCCGCCGTGCTTTCGACAGCCCCGCACGCCCGACGCTCAGAGACTTCGACAGTTCCACCCGCTGATTCTCGGTCAACGCGAGGCCGAGAGCACCATCCATCATGAACGAGGCACTGTCGATCACGAGAGTGTCCCAGAACTGTGGGTACGCTCGATCCCATTCCTCCGGTGGGATGTCCTCGTCGCGAATCCACTCATCCTCCACGTCACACGCATGGTTGAGCATCTCTGCCATACCCTCTTCATTGATCGAATTAGGCAGGACAGTTTCATACACTATCTCTTCCAGACTCTTCCCCAACACGCCTGCCAACACTGCCCACTCCACGCTCTGCATCCCGTCGTCGAAGTCTATAGTTCGAGTGCGCGGCATGGAGTGAGAGATGACTGTCTTCCTCGATCCCGGTGCGCCGACAAGGAGTACCTGGAGTCGCTTTGGATGAGTGCGCTCAGCCGAGGAGAGTCCGCTCTTCGCCAATGTAGTTGTCATTCCTCTTCCGCCTCTCTTGATGGGTCCCAACGGTCAACGATGTAGTCCTCAGCTAGGATGCGAAGCCGAGTTGTAGGTTGCGGGTCGATCCAGTGTATGTCAGCGAAGGTGCACGCCCGGTTCCACATAGTACAATGATTCCAGTTCTTCACCCACGCCTCAGGCTCCTCAAGGTGGTTGTCGCGGAGGTAGTACATATAGTTCAGGATATTCCTGACGTTTGTCCCCCACTCGGTCAACCTCTGCGGAGATATGGGGATGGATCTACGGAAGAACTCGTGTTTGTTCTTCAAGGTATAGAGCACATCCACAATCACATCGTTCACCGGCTCGGTCAACATGCCTGCGACCGCCCGAACATACCCCGGAATTTGAAATGAGAACTCGTGCTGCTCGAAGTAGTACTTCGTCATCCATGCGGTAGTTTTGTAGTCCCAGAGGATTATCTTCTGCCCCTTGCGGACTACTCGGTCTATCCTTCCTGCCCAACGAATGCCGAACTCCTCGTCGAACGTGTCGAAGAAGTGCTCCGCCGCCACCGGGGTGTAGACCTTCAAATCCTGTACGCCGAACGTCTCGATGTAATTGAAGAATATCTCCGCCATCCGCATCTGCGTGCGGCCGTGACGATCGGTCTCTCCGACCAGACTGTTCGGCCAAGGAGAGAGATGTACGAGGGCGGCATCAGTAGCCTCAGCCACACTCATCCCATTGGCTATACTCCCGTTATAGGTTTCTAGGAGCTTATGCCACATGGAACCCCAGTCTCTCCCAGCGTCCTCGATCAGATCATACTTCTTCTTCACCAATCCTAACACTCTCCGGAGGTAGAAGTACGATGGGCAGAACATAAAGTCCTTCACCATCGTCGCGTCGAGCACCGGGGGGAATGTCGGAGTCAGCCCATAGTCTTTCAGATTCATTCGTCTAATATCCTCCTGATAGGTTCAGCGATGTAGGTGTCAGGCATGGGTAGACGCCCCTTCTCCACAGCTAGTCGGAGGTAGTAGAAACATCCCTCAATGAATCCTTGCTTGCTCATCCAGTGGCAATGTTCTTCGAACCACTCCAGGAGTTCTTCGTCTACCCTGGCCTGCACGTGTCGTTTCATCGTCTTGCCATCTCACTCTCGATGATGTTTTCGATATGCTCCTTTGTTAGAGTATAATGCCGGTACTCTCCCTTAGTGCTCCATTGGAGTATGTTGCACTTCCCGTGCATGGTGAGCCAGAGGAGCAAGGCAGCGGCCGGGATCAAGATAGTCCCACTGAGAATGAGATAGTCGTCCGGTCGGACGTAGCGTACTATCCCCCTCGCCAGGTTCCATATCAGGCGATCAACCTGGTATGTGTTTACGTTCCCCACAGTCAGCGGACGTACTACGGCATCCGGGCCGACAATGTCTTTGGCCTTCTCATACCCCGGATGCCCGGCGTCGTTCGCAACCCAGATTGTTGGTATCTCCATAACCTCCCCAGTGTTGCATGGAATATAACCATTCTGGTCTATGTTGTCAACCCTCGGTTTCAGGTTGTTCTCTTGGGATAGACAGTCTGACTTCGGTTGCATCAGGTGGGACGCTTACGTCGAACACGGTGATGCCGTAGTCATCGCCGCCTCCCTTCGCCTCATCCTCTGTGTCGTGCTTCGCGCAGTGCCACGATACGCATCGAGGATTGGCACAGACAAAGCCGAATCGACCACGCATTGTTGCTCGCAGTCTGTGATTATCGCCTCGCAGCCGTTCGTTCTCCATCTTCAAGTCCTCATTCTCCTCCCACAACTCATCGAGTTCCTTCTTGGTATGTTTCATAGTTTCATCTAGCTGTTCCTTACAATCCTCATGAGCCATTTTGAGATTGGCCTTCCGCATCTCGATGTCCTTCCGCAGTCGCTCGTTCTCCTGGGTTATACGCCAACAGCCAGTTTCAGATTTAGTCAACGACTCCCGCAACCGCTCACAATCAGCATTTACTTCTCTAAAGTGGCTGTCTAGCTCACTCTCCCTTCGCAGCAGCTCTGTATTTATCCTATCGCTTATTGATAGTACCCTCAGAAGCTCATCTCGTTCTCGTCGCAGCTCCGTCAACTCACAGTAGGGACAGTCCGGCGAGTTGTTTCCGTCATCAATCCTCGTCAGTCCGCAGCGCTCGCACCAGACTCGTTGCCCGCTGAGCCGCCTGATGTCCCTGCGTAGTACTTGGTTCTCATCCCGCAGCACACCGTACTCTCGATTGCGACGCTCGATGGTTGAATCGAGTTCCCCTCGCCACCATGCGTGAGCATTTTCGATTTCGTCCGTCAACTTCGTAATCTTCCGTCTCAGTTGTTGTTCTGTTTCCCACCGCTCATCGCGGTACTTATGGAATTGTTCGACAGTTTCTTCGTGCTGTTCTCGCCACTCTCTCCGAATCCTTTCGATCTCACCTTCAAGCGCCTTGATCCTGGCCTCGATCCTGTCTATCACTGGAGCGAGAACGGCGGTATATGTATGAGGTACATTTGCTCGGCAGAGCTTCCTCAACCTATCTATCAGATCATCGATGTGGGGCTTGTTCTCAGTCATCTCTCCTCCTCGTTTTCGTCCTCATCAGGACCAGCCAACCAATTCTTCACTGCCCTGAGCGAACCCCAACAGTCACCCGGAACCTCGTTGTAGAGATAGAACACGATCCACGGTAATGCTATGAAGTTCTGATCGTCAGCCCTATTGTACGCCTCCCTCAGGTCGTTACACAGCACTGCCTCCAAGAAGCCACCAGTCGGAACCCTTTCCTTGACGTAGCGGTCGATTATGTCGAGGATGTGCTCGTCCACTACCTCGTCCACCGCCAAGCCACGCAGCACGATTGATCGCCTTAGCATCAGAGTTCCTCTTCCAGCATCTCGTTGTGTGCTTCTAGTTCTTTGTTTCTGGCTTCCAAATCTGCGATGTCTTTCTCCAGCACTTTGATTCTCCTATCTGCAAGCTCAAGTGCATTGATGAACTTCTGCAATAGGAAAATCAGATATGATTCACCATCTTCTACAGTACCTATCGCACCCCGTGCTACCGCCATCAGTTCCTCATTCTTGTACATCTCACTTCTCCTTCATACGTTCAAGGTCAGGTCGAATACGGTCAAGGAATGGTGCTTCAACGACCACGCCCCGTCCTTCCTCTCTCTTCTCCTTCTCTCTCAGTTCATCGTACAGCTTCGTTAGTTCCTTGCTCTGCCTGCTCAAGTTCCGAATGTCTACTATCAGGAACACTGCGATGACGAGGCAGGTCACCGCCACCCCTGCGCTGAATCCTAGCATGAGTCCATCAAGAGTTATGTCCATCGGTTCATCCCTCCGGTGTCCAGAGCCGCACCACCTGCTCGGCGTAGTCGAGCCACAGCCGGGCGTGCTGCTCATACTCAGTGGCGTGGTTGGGTTCGTACCCTCGGCAGTGCTCCGCCAGATCGCGGCGCACCTCACCAATCTCACCCTCCACGCAGCCAATCCGCACCCAGAGCCGCCCGTCTCGCAGCCAGTGGGCGCAGGCGACATATTGCAGCACCTGGCCGACGCAGTAGCCTCGGGAGCGCGGCCCGATCCACGCACCCTGCCTGATCTGCGCACCCTGCCCGATCCGCGCACCCTGCTCGATCCATGCACCTCGCTCGATCCGCGCACCCTGCTCGATCCATGCACCTCGCTCGATCACCGCACCCTGCTCGATCCATGCACCTCGCTCGATCCGCGCACCCTGCTCGATCCATGCACCTCGCTCGATCACCGCACCTCGCCCGATCCACGCAGTGCGGTGTGCGGTGTAGGTGCCTCCGTCGTAGGCGGGATGCTCGATGTAGTCGTTCATGTCAGTCCTCCATCCCTTCGATCTGCTCGCATAGCGCATCGAGATAGTAGTCATACGGCGCCAGCTCACTCGGTAGACTCTGCAAGAACTCCTCGCACTTGCATTGGTACGCCCAATCGAGGGTCGTCCGCGGATCTTTCGGATCGAACTCTATCTCGAACGGCTGTCCGCAGCACGGACAATCAATGGTCTTTTGTAGTAATGGCATCCCACTCTCCCTCCGTCGGCTCACCAAGGTAACCTGCTGCCTCGATGAGCATCTCGTAGATTTCATTCTCAAGCTCGATGACATCTCGAAGCGTCTCCATCAACTCATTGAATGGCGCACTCCGCTCGACGATGACTTCGGTCTTCTGCCTCGCACCGATCACAGCGAGCGAGGCAAGCCATCCGAAGCACACTGCTTGTCCGAGGAGAGCCAAACCAACGATGATCTTCCAGTGTTTCAATTTACTTCCTCCCCCTCTCGTTCAATAATTGAACGTCTACCAATTCCCGCCGGCGGTGTCCGCCTCGCCGAACGTGCATGGCCCGCACATCCCGGTGATCGGTACGATAGGACGTGCTCCACACACTTCACATTCACACGTCCAATCTGGATCGAGTTCCTCGTCCGCCGGCCGCTCCGGCTCCGGTATTTCTCGACGACGGCGCCGCATCACTCTTCTTCCTCCGAGGACGTGCCGACCCACATCGTAGGTACTTCCCGGTCATCCAGATGCACATGACTATCGTATACCCCGATGCCTCTGAACCCCATCCGAATAGCTGCCTCGACGATCTTGAACGCATGACTGCGCCAATGACACCGGATGTCCACCGCTCTCCCCTGCCCATGGAATCCAGCATCACCCGGACGATAGCTGTCAGTCACAATGAATGCTACGCCTGCCTGCTCTCTCGTCATATCCAGCCGCCGCATGAATCGCGTCTCCATTAGCTCTGGATATGGAAAGGACTTCTTCATTCTCCCACTCACCACGACTTCCTCGTCTGGATGGAAGTACTTCAATCCCTCGAACGCCTTTGACATATCTCCCTCCCGTACTTAGGTAAACTCTCTCTCACCACCCACTCTACTTCCTCCGGATGGCAAGAGCACGTGACTCTCCCGCTCGCCTCGATCCTGACCTCTCCCTCGTGTTCATCCAGAATCCTGGCGATCTCATAGTGTCCCCGACGGATAATCAACTCCACTTCGACCTCCTCCCCTTCAACTCTAAGAGTCGAGGAGAGAATGTCTCTCGGATCTGGTCGTGGGGAGAGAGTGTATAGACCGCAGAACAACGCATTCAACAGTTCCTCTCCTCTCTCCACCACGGCCATGACACCGAACAGTGGCGTACGGAATACATACTTCTCCAACCCTCCCCGAGTCTCCGAGGTGCCCGTACTCAGGCTCAAC